TACCTCGCAACCACCACCAGCCTTGGCCCACTTAAAGCCTCTGGTCTGGTGTAAGTTAAGGTGCGTATGTCCATCCATCACGAGGCCATGTCTCTCATCAGCGAAGAAGATATTATCTGTCTCATTGTTATACACAAGAGCTACAAGAGCCTTATGCATAATTACAGTCCTAGCATCATTCTCTATCTCAAGATTACCAGAGCTATTGAAACATAAGTAATTAGCCCCACTCACTGGTACCTGATAAGTCTTGATGCCTGTAACCTCAATGAGCTCTCCCTCGAACCAGTAGCTAAAGTTAGCCTTCGCTGGGTCATGGTAGAGAGCTACAGTTCTATCAGCTAATGCAGTACTCCCATCAGCGAATGTAGTCTGGCTAGTTAACTCACTGAAGGTTCCATCCTTATCGCTGCCTACCTGATAGACTATTCCACTGGATGCACTATGGCAGTACTGGAGGATTCCTGTGCTCAGCGAGGTAATCGCACCCTCTCTATCAAAGCCCATAGGGTTCTTAGTTGCAGCGAAGAATGCTTGAAGGTACGCCGTATTATTATTTATCTTAGTTCCTGCTGCTCTGATGGTATCACCTGTACCATCATTAGCAGCACTACCTACATCTATAGTCTCTAGTGCCATGTTATGCCTCGTTATCCATTGTAAGTGTTATAGTATCCATAGTCATATCTGTGCTATCTATAGTATTCTCATAGCAGCTGAAGTAAGACTCTACGGATGATAGTTCTGTACTTGTAAGTACCTCTGAGTATATAGCGAAACCCTTCCCAGGATTCTTACAGAAGAACATCTGATCATTCGAGATAGCTTCTAGTACAGCCCTACTAAGTACATCAGGTGTCCCAGTGGTATACAGCGTACCATCGTCGATAGCTAATAATTCTGTGTACCCGGCACTACCACTAGCAGGAGCTAAGTACTCGCAATCCCACCCAGTGTATAGTAGCTCTGCCCATAAAGGATCACCTACTCCATCTAGTATCTGTTCATTGTTACCATCGAGGAAGTAATCTGGTGTACAGTTCTGGATAGTGAAGTCGTACTTACTCACGTACTCCTTCTTTAGCACCGTACTAGTATTAGGCCCCTTGAGCCATGCTATCAACTTATCAGCTACTGGTGGAAGCCCAGCGGAGCTGTAGAGCCACGGTGAGACCTTATCACTTAGTATCTTCCCGAAGACCTTACCTGCTATCTTCGGCTCTATCTTACTACTTTGTATCTTCATAGAGTCCTCCTATAATATTCTCTAGAGAAGTTTTATAGGGTCTCATTTATGGGCCAAAGACGCAAGTAACGCTAGTAGCATTCACTGAGCGGAACCTGTATGTTACAGCTGGATCCGGAGTACTAAGAGATCCCTTACGCATACTATTGCTTAAGGTGATCCATGTACTCCCAGAGGGTGGGAGCATCTCTAAGATGACTCTGCCTGTCCCTACTATACTGAACTCACTTACGGACTCTGTAGGTACCGTAGTAGCACTTGTGTCACTGCCTGTTAATGTCTCGTTAATCATAATTCTGTCCTCTTTAAATATTCTACTGCTTTCTGTAAGGAGCTAAGATTATCTCCAAGTGCTCCTATGCCTGTGTTACATAGTGGACAAAGTAATCCACGTACTAACATACTACTATGATCGTGGTCAATGCAATAGCTCCTAGCTGAATCAGGGTAGACTAAGGATTCACCACATACACCACAACAACCTCTTTGCTTATTCATCAACTCCATCACACCGTTCGCACTAATACCGTAGAGATGCTTTACTCTGCTTTGGTACCTTTTGAACAAATTAATAGGAACTTTATACTCCTCTTTACGTGCCTTATTTATCTCCTCCTTATTAGCGAGATAGTGATCCATACCACGTTGGGCAATCTTAGCACTATTTAGAGAAGAGTATTCTACAGCTCTAGCTTTATTACAACTTCTGCAACTGGAGTAGTATCCAGAGGGCTTTGAAGAGTCTTTATTGAAATGCCCGAGAGGTTTAACTGCTCCACACTTAGAGCAAACCTTCTCATTGATAGCCATTGTGTCTCTCCTGTAGTCTATCGTTTATCTTAGTATATCTCTGAATCTATCTTAAGTGTTGCAAATGTAAATCCAACAGTTCCAGCGTTTATAGTTGCATGCCTTAATACAGCTATATCCGATTTTACTACGAAAGCTGAGGGTGTCACATCATACGCTGGGTTAGTCCCGCCAGTAGATAACCTCTCTGTAATCTTACCAGTGACGGAGTAAGAGCTGGTCACAATAACAGATGATGGGTTCTGTATCATCTTAGGAGATATTGGCAGGACTATGCATACCACATCCCCTACTGAGGCTGTCCCATTCATAGCCCACATATCTGTCCCAGAGAATACTCTGTAGTATGCCATGCATAGGTCTAGCTCTTCCTCATACAATCTACGCCTAACTGGTACTTCCTTATCTCCAAGTACTAGATGCACCTCTGTAGCAGTCTGAGGTACTGAGATCTCCCATGCTCCACTAGATGGAGCAGTTAGCTCTGTATCAGTAACTCCAGTGCCGTATAAGTAGTACGTGGCATCTGACTCATAGTTCTGCTCACGGACAGGTTGTACCATATCCGTCCCGTCCTTCCTCCACCTATCCCATCCATATACACCATCAGAGATAGAAGACCAAGTGCCACTAAAGCCCCGTTGGTTGATAGTTAATCTTGGGTTTATTAGCGTATCTTCTACAGGCACCCCATGAGGGTTACTTACGTCTGCTAAGTGGTCGCTTATGTCCTCCTCAACTAACTCGAAGGCCTCCTCTACTGGATCCTGTGGTACCTCAATATTGATAAGGTGATCATCATATTGAGCTTCCGGTGCTGTGTAGTATTTATTAGACATATTAAGGTTTATAGATCCAAGAGCCTGCATTAGAGAATGTAGGTACATTACCAGTAGTTACTGCGGGGTTGAAGGATGTACCGCCTGTTGATCCATTAACGCTTATAAAACTATTAGAATGGGCCCATCCATCATAGCCGGTGATCCCTGAGAAAGTCACATACTCAGCGTACACCTTACTACTCCTCTCTGCCTTTATTGCGTCTACTGCGTTTGATATATCGCAGCTATCAAACCGGACTGTGCAATCCTCATAGGCTCTTATACCTATTGAGCTTGCTAATGAGTTACAATCTATAGTACTTGTGGAGCTACTCACTAGATAGCTGTTACCTGTTAAGTAGATGGCGGTCTTGCAGTTGTATATATCCACAGAATATAGATCTACTACACTCCCTCCGCTCGCATCTATACCCGTACCAAAAGTATCAACCTTTACATTAGAGACAGAGCTAATGGAGCCTCCTACGCTAACAGATATACCTGATCTGCTTGTTGCATCAACCCCTTTTAAAGTTAGTGCAGATATATAATTGAGAGCAACCCCTTGAACATCTATCCCATCTGTAGTGAAAGTCAAGATAGTTGTAGCTTTATCATCACCGACTATAGTGAGCCTATTAGCATGCGGTGTCTTTATTAGAACTCGTCCCAGCCCTGTATAAGTTCCAGCAGCAATACTGATGATACAGTATTCTATGAACTTATCATCGAGGTAATCTATAGCCTTCTCTAGAGAATACCAAGGTGAGCCTACAGTACCATCTCCAGTGACATCATCTCCTGTGGTTGCAAGATAAATGTAGACTTGAGATATCACCTCAGCCTTAGTATCGGTGATTGCATCAGCTTCTGTCTTAGTATAACATAGAGCTACATCAGCAGCTATAGGGTCTGTGATTGCATCAGCTTCTGTCTTAGTGTAGCAAAGGGCCACATCAGCAGCTATAGCGTCTGTAATAGCATCAGCTTCTGCCTCTGTATATCCAGTATCCGTACGTACCCAATCAGTAGCTACATCACTAGGCTCCTCAGTCGTACTAGCGACTAAGAGATTCCAGAAGTGGTCTGAGTGGTAGACGGAAGCTGGTTGAGTATACGTCCCTGCACTCCAATCTCCTTCAAAGCTAGCACTATTCTCAGCGGAGGCCTGTGCAAGTGCTGCCTTAGCACTGTGATGTAGTGCTGAGTACTCTCCAGTCTCTACTTCTACATCCTCAGCATTCTCTGCCCACTCTTGAGCCTTATCTGTGAAGTCACTGGCATCTACTGCAGAGCCGCTGGCTGCTGATGCAGAGTCACCAGCAGCATCTGCTGAATCACTTGCTGCAGCCGCATAACTCTCTACAAGAGTTTGCTGACCCTGCATATCTGTATCTACTTGAGCGAATGCGTTTGCAGCTGCATCACCAAGATCATTAACGTCAGCAGCAAAGATAGTCTCCCCATCCTGCTTCTGTGCTGGTTGTGTATAGTATGCCATCATAAGTCCTTAAGTTAAATTCGTCGTGAGTAGGATAAATAGTCGACAAGTATGTTCTGGAGTATAGCGGGTGTACTAAAGGTACTCATCATATAAATCTTAAAGCTTGCGTTAGTCCCGTAACCTGTCAAGTACACAGGTGCACGAGTTAGTACAGCTCCGGCACCATAGATAGCCTCTCCATAGGTACCATCGCCATATATACCACCTTGCATGCCCTCATCATCTGTACCTGTCTGCCACTGTGTAGTCGGTAGAGCACTACTATTATAATCGAAGTCCACCTTCACACTATACTCTTGATTGTAAGCTAGATGACCTTCTAGCATAGCGCTGATAAATCTCTTCCAGTTCCTAGGGGAACCATAGTGATAGTACGTAGTACCTAGCTTACTGTAGACTTCTTCATAGTCAAAATTAGGCCCAGAGTCCATCTTGAATACGTAGCCTTCTATATCCTCTCCTAAGCCATTAGCTACATCTTCGCTAGCGAAGTATAGAGTTTGAGAACCTGAGACCTCACCCTCTGCTGTCTTAGTAACTGCGATAGGGAACTTGATAAAGGTAGCTCCCTGCAGCTCCTTAGCCTTAAAGGATACGTAGATACCATAGCCATTATCAAAGTAGATACGGTACTGATTGAGATCTCTACTGACCACTACAGAGCTTATATTATCCTTATTCTCAAAGAGGGTCTTCTTAAACTTCTCACTAATACTATTAGCTGCGAAGTCACCAAAGGTATCTGTAGCTTCCAGTGTAGTTAACCCCCTATCATCAAGGAAGAAGATAGTACCTAGCAGTCTCTTAGCTGTACCCTCGAAGGCACCGGAGACTGGACTAAAGGTTTCTATCTGCCACTCTAGAGGAGTCCTACCAGTTAATGCAAGGATACCCTCTGTTTGAAGGATTACTAAAGAGCCTCCTGTACCTAGCACTAAGTTTGTAATCTCATTACCACAACCTATCTCACCAGCTCCATTGACTCCATACCAGTCCCCTGGCTCTCCTAATGCTGAGTACTGGAGAGAGCCATACTTGTAAGCTAAGAATAATCTATTCTCTCTAGCGATTACATTAATGGGCTTATCTGTATCACTTGGATCCAGTGTAAGATCTCTAGTGAATGCTGTACCTTCTATAGTTACAGTAGCAGATGTAGTAGTAACTGTATTGACTTCCTGCGTAGCATCATAGTATACATAAAGTACATCATCAACAGCTACAGAGGCCTCTAATTGAAAGACCATAGTGATAGTCTCAGATCCACTTAGGGTAACTTGACCTACCTCATAGTCTGCACCATTGACTCTTAGCAGTGTCTTGTTCCCTTCTACATCTACGAAGTCATAGAGATCTGCATGATCGAAGGTTATAGTTAACCAATCTCCAGCATCATTAGCAGCCACTACATCTAGTGGTACCTCTACTAAGTTGGCATAACCATACTTCCTCTTGCTGAGTTGTAGGCATGCATCCATATCCTCAAGGCTATCTGTCTTCGGATTAGCTAACTTACTCATACCACAGTTGTACAGAGTAGTAACTACAGTCCCATCATAAGACCTAGCACGATTATAAGTATCTGTCCAGTACACTGACTTGCTATCTGTTGTAGCATAGAAGTTATATACAGTAAATTTAAAGTCATGGTCATCATCTCCGGCTCCATACAATATAGGATCATCACTGGTATCTACTTCTACCCAGCTAGATCCTGTAGCTTTGTACATACCTATCTCATCAGTAGGTGCATTCTTCTTCCGGAATGCATATAGCTCTTCCTCAAAGACACAGATACCTAAGACATTACCCTCACAATCAGGTGTGCCAACAGGATCTACTGCTAACCTTGCAGTTAAGTAAGCTTGATGATGATACGTACTAGGCAGTTGGTATGCTAATCCAGCGTATGTACCTACAGGTGATCCAGATACACTAAGTACCTCTCCACCTACAAAGGCATCATCATCCACTGTAACTTCTACTGAGCAGCTGCTCCTAGCATCATCTACGCCTGTAACAGTACTAGTAGCTGCAGAGGATACACCAGTCAATGTAGTAGTAGGTGATGTATAGCCTAGGGTTATAAGTACAGTTATAGCATCACTATCTATTGCAGTAATAGTACCTACGGTTGTACCTCCGAAGCTTACTTCCTCTCCTAAGAGATATGTATTAACCTGAGACTCTACAGTAAAGGCCCTAAAGAGTACGCAATCTGCTATTGAATCTACATCACCAACAGCACCTGTAATATTAGCACCACTGCTAATCTCTTCAACTGTACCTTTAAGCTTCAGCACATACGTCATCACCTCAGAGGGTATAACTGTACCATCGTACCTATCATAACCATCTACGACTCGGTAGCCACCTGTCTCACCCTCAGCTATCATATAGTTCTCACACTCGAAGAGGGTGCCAGGAGACTGCTGAAGGGACTGCAGATTCTCATCCACACCCCCCCTCATCTCGATGACCTTACTATTCTGCGGTGCGTAGCTAATTCTTCTACTCATATTGCGAATCTCACTGGTCTCTTCATCATCTTCGCTGGAACCTCTGAACGCATCAGTTGCCCCATCATCTTATCCGCTTCAATTGTATAGTGTTGGTACAGCTCTGGACTTGCAATGAATACTGCCATCTTAATAAGGGCTTTGTATACAATCAGATTATGGTAGCTTGCATTGAGTATAGGTATATCTGTATTAAGCGTGAGGATCTGAGGTGAGCGATAGTAGTGTAGATCTATATTATATGCATCATCTGGTATAACTCTGAGTATGATGCTATTATCTTCTCGTTTAAAGGTGTACTCTGTAGGCTTCCCTGCACTTGTATCATTGAGGTATGTGTAGAAGATATACTCTGGATCCCTATAACTCAGTATCTCCTTAGTACCATCCTCTATAGTAGCTGCCTGCTTACACCACCTCTTATGCAGAGTTGGGTCAGCTAGGAATATCTCAGCTATAGTATACTCTGCTTGGCTGGCTACCGTATCAAAGGTAACTCGGCCATGCATAAAGTCCCAGTCTTCCTTATGGTTCTGTATATCTATCCACGCATCAGCTACAAAGGATACAAGGGCTGCTTCATAGCCATCTGCACTTACTACAGAGACTGGGCCTGTACCTTGTGTGCCAGATAAGGCTCGTGTCTTTTGTGCGAGCTGTAGAAAGTTCATTAGTCTCCCTTAGTCTCTGTAGTTACTTTCTTCTTAATTACTTTCTTCTTAATTACTTTCTTCGGCACTGGTTTCTTCCATTTCAGATCTCTAGAATACTTCGCTTCATTAGCATAGTACTCTTTATAAGAGATCCGGATAACCTTCCCCGTCTTCTTCTCTACTACTCTTAACATATCGTCTCCATATAAGAAGAGGTAGCCTAATGCTATCTTCATTAGGCTACCTCAGTTTCCCTACTCTACTTCTTAAGAATCATCATTCCGATGGAGGTAGGCTGAACTACAGCTCTACCAAAGACATTGAGTCCACGGAAGATATCACCGAACTGCTTCTCCATACGGATACTCTCAGACTTAACGAGCTGAGAGGCGAAGGTCAAGCCTTCTTTTGTACCGAAGGGGCAGTAGAAGAGCTCTACATCATCACCAGTACCACCATCCTCGGTAGCGTTGAAGACGTTATTACTCTTGTATACCTGCATCCCATCGATCTCACCAATGAGACCATTACGGATGACACCAGTAGAATCGCCAGTTACATCAGCTCGCTTCAGGTCACCACGCTTAAGCATTGCACATGCCCATGCAGGGAGTACGATCCAGCGGTTACTCTTAGTTACATTCTGCTCATCGAGTACCAGATTAGCATCAATGATGTAATCATGCATCGTAGTACCAGCTGTATCTACAGATGGAGCAAGAGCATTATCACCAGATGCAGTAGTATACTCAGCACCAAGATCGATATCACCAGAGACAGCACCAGCAGCTGCACCCCAGTTATCACTATCAGCAGCTACACCAGTACCGGCAACAGCAAGTACGGCAGTAGCATAACCTTTAAGAGTGATATAGTGCAGAATATCAGTATCGATGGTCTGTGCCATCTGCTCACCAGCTTCGCTAGCGAAGGCATTAAGCAGGTTCAAGTGGGTCTGTACAAGATCAATATCATCAATCTTATAGTTCCAGTACTTACCTTGATCAATCGCCAGAGGCAGAGAATTCGAGGTAGGCACCTCAGTATTCATATCAGTACCAATGACATAGTCAGTGATAGCGATAGCTGGGGTTGTAGCGATATTTACTTTATCGCCCATACCAGTAATCTCACCCTGGTAATCGGTGTTAGCAATCTGCTTAAATAAAGTTACCTCGAAGAAGTTAACAAGCATCTTCTTTGAGAATAATTCTGGGATATACCCAGTTGCATTACCTGAATCATATGCGGAATCACTTCCGCCGCCACGAATAGCCATCTTATTTATCTCCTAAAATCGATACGGCCCTCCTCAAAAGCACTATCCCATTTCTCTTGGTGTTTCTTTTGAAGACTAGCCTTACCTTTATATTTACCCTTACCTACATCATCATAGAACTTATCCATCTCAGATACTGGTAAGAGTTCTTTATTTTCTTCAGCTGTATCCACATTAGATACAGACTGTCCAGTGGGTGCAACCTTCTTAGCCAATAGATCCGGCTTAGCGGAACTAGCTCGAAACTCAAGCATATACTTAGCAACTGTAGCTACATCACCCCTGTCTTCTGCATTACGAAAGTACTTGAGGCGTTGTCCTCCGTTAATTGGGTCATCATCATAGATGAACTTCTCGAAAGAAGGATCCAGATTAATCGCCTCATAGTCAGGTACTTGACCTTTGAGCTTGCTTAGGAATGTCGTGCCCTTATCCGCTTTGAGGGACGCTTGCGACTTAGCTTCTGCATCTAGACGGAGCTTACGCTCGTGGTCTAGTTGTACTTGCAAGTCCTTACGTGTCTCATCGCTGGCAGTCTTAGAGGCCTTCTTAATAGCTTCGAGTGCCTTAGTACCTAGAAGGTCTTCTTCTTCCTTCGTGAAGGTACCTTTGAATGTATCCTTCTCTGGCTGGTTCTCTGCTACAAGTTGACGAAGAGTAGCTACTTCCTTCTTTAGTGCAGCTATCTCCTGTCGAGTCTGGTGCTTATACTGATCACTATTAGCACGAAGCTTCTTATAATCAAATGACCAATCTCGTTCCTCTACTTCCTTCTTAGGTTCCGCATCAGGTACATGAGGTTCCGAGGCCTCACTCGCTTCTTCGGTCTTCTGAGTAGTTTCATCTACAGCCTTAGAGTCCTGAGCCTCGGCAGCCCCATCGTCCTTCTCTGTATCTTCCGTACCAAAAGCAACCTTCTCAATCTCTCTAATCTCTTTCTCTAAACTACGTTCCCTTTCGTTCATACTACCTTCCTCTGTGTGCGTCTGTCGGCTTAATTGCCTGCGAGAGTCTACTTCAGAATATTTAATATATCAGAGAGAGACTTAAGGATACCTTGATGATATCTCTGGTCTTCCCTGATTACATTCAATATTAACTGAGCTGCCTCCAACTCCTTACTAACTACCTCAGTTAGTAAATGTGTATCACCATGCTTTATCTTATCTTTATCTGTACTACTTACCTTTAGCATACTTCCTCCACCTAAAATAACAAATTGAGGAAGGACATTAGGTTGACATCCGTTCGGCTCATGTAGCCTATCCTCAACTATCTCTTAATTTGCTTTATCTCTATCGCCTGTGCCTGCACCTTGTAGGCTTAATGCAATCTCCTTCGACTTCATATCAGCTTTATTAGCCTCTTGCATCTCAGTCTTACGTAGGCTTACCTTATCTCTCTCGATATTAGATTGAGTCCGGAGATCCTCTGCCTGCTGCTTAAGTTGCAGCTTAGCCATCTCTATCTCACCTGACTGTTGGATCTGCATCTGTGCTGTCTGCTGAGTACCCTCATGCATCTTCATCTGGCCTTGTACCTGTGCATTCGTAGGTGCGAGAGCCTTGTCCAGCTCTGCCTTCTGAGCTGCTTGAGCATTCTCTGCCTTCTTCTTATCTCTCTGCTTTAACTCGAAGCGGGTAGGTACGATACTCTCATTAAGTCCTAAACCCTCTGCAATCTCCTTAACCAGTGAGATAATGCCCTCTTCCCCGATAGCTGCCATTACTGCAGGCTGAGTGATGATGCGTAAGAACTCTTGTCTCTTTAGCTCCTCACTAGCTCTCATAGTAAGAGCACCTGAGCCTAATGCATGTACTTCTATATCTCCTGTGTAGTCTATCTCTCCCTTAAGCATGATATGGTAGAACTCATACTGTACTCGTGGGATGATGACTCCATAATCAATTCTTCGTATAGTCCCTTTGATACCCTTACTCGCTCCCTCAAGAAGCATAGCTAAACCATTGAAGGTTTGATGTGCACCTTGAGTAGCTTCATTCGTATAAGCATGCCTAGGTATCATAGAGATATCGTTACCCATAGCCTCGAAGCGGTCATAGATGCTTAGCAGCTCCTTCGCATTTGATGGTACAGTGAAGAAGTTGATAGCTCTTCCTCCACCACCCATAGGATCCGATACTACCTCCCAGATCTTCCTAGGATATATCTCTTCTATCGGGCCCTCATTAGCTAGTAAGTTTGTATTAACTTCTGCTTGTGGGCCAGAGGATAAGGCCATGTTATCAGCTAATGCACGGCAGGCTCCATTACACATCTTCTGTACATCTCGGAGAAGGTATGCTAGAGAGGAGCCCCAGAAGGCTCCAGGTCTATTCTGAAAGCTAGCTATAAAATAAGGTCTACGTCCCAGCGGATCATCATTAAGGATACATTTGATTACCTCTGAGCCTACGAGGATAGCCTCTACTTCGATAGTATCCTCATCATCCTTCTTCTCTGTCTTGAAGCCCCACTCCTTAAGTACCTTTACTGGTACTGCTCCGAAGAAGTGAAGACCATGAAAGGTATTATTATTCTTCTTCTCTCTATCTCCCTTCAATTCTTCCTCAGCAAGTTCCGACTCGATGTAATCATCTACATCCAGCAAGGCCTCCTCTCCTGCGAGAACCTTCTTAATATTCTTTGAGTGGTAGCCACCCTCCTCACCAATCTTCGCTAGAGAATAAAGCTCTGTCCTATCCAGCCGTAAGTGTTCTATAAAGTCTCCCTCATTTGGAGTACTTGCTTCTGGGGCTGGATAGATATCCAGAGGATTAAGCCTCTTATTCTTAAACTTATATTCTTCTGTAGTGACAGCCTCTCCGTTCTCCCACTTAAGCTTAGGCTCCTTAGTAATTACAGGGCCCTTCATAATAGCTGTGGGGAAGATAGGGAAGTCATCAAGGAACTCAAGCATTGCTTTGTCCCATTCACCCTCTACGAGGTTATCCGCTACCTGTCGTGCGATAGGCTCAAAGGCTTCGTTCGACTCTGTATTGAGTGCATCAAGGATAGCTTCCTGCAGATCTCGCTTGTACTCATTGACTTCCTTAAGTGTCTCTACCTTCTCTTTTGGGGCTGGGGGTGGTGCCTCTTGTCCCTGCTCTTGTCCCTGCTCTGCTTGTGCCTGCTCAGCTGCTGCCTTAGCCTCTGCCTCTTCTTCCTTAGCCTTCTGGAACTGCTCCTCTACAAGGGAAGCTATAATATTAGCTTCTTCCTCAGGTAGCTCTGGGATTGGTGTAGGTTTAATAGAGTAGCTCTTAGTACCTACGAGGATATCCTGGATCCAAGATGAGGCCACACGACACAGGTTCGATGTAAGGTTCATCCATATAGAAGAGCCAGAGCCTATACTCTCTAGCTCAGAGGAGCTGTACGTACCATTGTAAGCACGTAAGCCATCAAGCATAATCTGATTAACGCCACTGGTCTCTCTAGCATCCTTAGCCTTCTGGAAGGATCCTATGATATGCGAGTGGAGGGAGTCTAAGGTATCCTCCTTCTTGGTAGCTAAGAGTTCGTTAGCTCCTGCTAACTTGTCCTTAACTAGCTGTTCAATACCTTTGATTTCAATACCTTCCACTTATAGCTCCTGTATGCTGAGGATGGATTTCCCCTTTGAGGATGAGATAATCACTTAGGCTATCCACGAGTTGACTCGTTTAATACCCCTAGGCTTCTTACGGAGAAGCATAGAGCCACTGGTATAGATGAAGAATGTAAAGGTTAATGCATCAACTATATCAGGAGAGCTAAAGCCCTGCTTCTTCATATCGGCCTTAGTCATCATCTGTAGCTGAGATCTATTATTGAATCCATACTGTATGCTCCTCAGCTCATCTATAAACTCCTTATGCTCTGGTACATCTGCAGTACGTAACCACTCCTTCATCTCCTCGTACACCTCTGCACGTAGGTTGAAGTATGTCTTACTATTAGAGGAACGAGAACCTACATTGATACCTACTACAGGTAGCCGTAACTGCTTAAGCCTATCTACTACACCAGCTCCTACACCTACTTCGTCTACGATGATTGAGGAGATACCTCTATTCCTATTGTAGTATTCTATAACTTGTGCTGACATCTCCATAGTATCTAAGCCAGAGAATAGCTGGATATCTACTAGCTTATCTCCCTGTCGTAGTACGATGACGGACTTATCAGATCCGAAGCGAGCTACATCTACACCCATGATTAGAGGCTTACCTCTGTACTCTAGAGGATCCATTCTCCTCTCTACAGCGTTCTCTATAAGGTGAGAGGGTATAAAGAGGGAGTCGGAGGAGCGAGGGAACTCTCCCTTTATCCTTACTCTTACGAAGTCACTGTCCTCCCCATAAGTCTCTATCATCTCAGCTATCCACTTCTTCGAGATCATAGTGGAGCCATAGGCATCTAGAGTAACCATCTCATATCCAGTAGGAGGGTTCTGGAAGAGATCATAGTAGGGGCCAGAGGGTCTCTGTGGATTCGAGGTTTGTATCATAGAGCTACCTGCTGTAGTTAGATTACCCTTCAGAATCCCCATAACCTTAGCAGATATACCAGAGGCCTCGTCTATAGCTATAATAACCTTGTCTGCATGTAGGCCAGCAAGATTCTCCTCATTCTCAGCTGAGCCAGTGACTAGGTAGCATATATGTGTCTCCTTGGTATCTACGAGAAAGATAGCATCTCTCTGTAACTCGAACAAGTTTGCTATCCTATCATCCTTAAGCATACCATGTACCTTACCCAGCTCCTTACGTAGACCTCGTTGTAGCTGTCCAGAGGATGGAGAGGTAGCCATAATATTAATCTCTCGCTCTGTAAGTAGCTGATGAAGGATTACGCAGGCAAGCAGGAAGGTCTTCCCAGTCCCTGTTGCTGACTTAACTATAACACGGGCCTCATTCTGAATCATAGAGAGGAAGAGGGGTGCCTGTTGAGGTGAGAGGGTGACTCCCAGCATATCTCTACAGAAGGCTAGGGGGTTCTTGCGGTATAGGTGCCGTAGCTTAGCTATCAATAAGGACTCTTCTTTAGTCATTCTTAGTATCCTCTATAGTATAGCTACCTTCTTGTATGATATCCTGCTCAGCTAGATCTATCAGTAGTTGTAAGTTATCCTTACCGGATACTTGCTCTACTTCTATACGCTGGCTGAAGAGGGATATGGACTCTCCTAGCATCTTTATAAGAGCCATCCTATTCTTTCTAGCAGAGGGTTCGCTAGTACTCCTCAGCTTCTCCTCCTCTAGCATAGATGTTATCTCTTGTATGACGTAAGGCCTATCTATCTCATTCTCAGAGAGCTGCTGAGTACGTACTACCCTTATCTCTTCTTGCACCTCTGGTATGCTCTGCAGGTACTGACCTCTCATACGGTATGTAGCCAGCTTAGTAGCAGAGGATATGTTCTTAGGAACTGTATCTAGCTCGGCTGCAGAGAGTGCGTACTTACTATCTAGGGTAAGTCCGTAGTAGTAAGCATAGATCATAGCATTATCCTTAGCTAACTCTAAGAAGTCCTCTGTTAAGGCCTTACTATTCCGGATATGTGTAGGTAGAGTTACAGTGATGCCCTCTAACTTTCTTGTCTCCTGTACTAGTGTCAGTTCCTTGATAAGGATTGATAGTGCATTCTTAATAGTAGAGTTAGAGAGGTGTACGATAGAGCCTATCTCTGCATAAGTCTTCCCTTCTGCGTATAGCTGTATAACTTTGTACTTATCTTTATCACTTAGCTCTACAAAGTTAGGCCCTAGGGACTCTTCTGTAGCCTTTACTGTCCTTCCGGTACCTCTACCTTTCTTCTTACGTACTATAACCTTAGCTGTCATTCCTTGCTCCTCTTGAGTTTGGTTAGGAAGCTATCACTTAGCTACAATCTAGTATATACTTAAGCAGGCAGCTGTATCTCTATACTTAAGGAGGGCTTAAGTATATCCTTAAGAGTAGTCTATAGTAGTAGTTGGTAAGAATAGCTTAAGGAAGTCTTAAGGAGTAGTTCTTAAGGAGTCCTTAAGGTTCCTTGAGGGGGTACACTCACGAGTTATCACTGTATCCTGTAGATCTGTTGACTATAGCTTAGGGTTCTATGTAAGTTCCTGAATATATCCTTGTGGAGAGTGTGGGTACCCTCCACATCTGACGGGCCTACATACGAAACCCCAAAGGCCCCCACCCCCTCCATAAAGTAAGCCACCCTTCGCTAGAGAGTATAGTGATTCTGTACACTTAGACTGTTATTCCACCGGTAATATAGTAAGCCGGGAGAATCCGGTGGTTAACTACTGATAAAGGAGACCAGAGACAAGATCACTGAATACTACGAACCTAGCACTTAACCCAACGGTAACTCCCACAGGAGGCCTGCGGTAACTCTCTCAGATAGCTGGAGCAACTAGCCACCTACTCAGTAATGAGGAGTTACTTAAGCATAGCAGTGAACAGACACACTGAAGAGGGAGGGTAGAAACCTTCCAGCTGAGTCCCATCGGTAAGCTTAACAAACTTACTCGGACAAGATGCAGAACAGGCTAGCTTTAGGTAGCAGATTATAGCTGAGTCGTAGGGACACCAACGACGATAAAGAAAGATAGAGGGAGGTAGAAGGCTCCACTTATTAACCCTAATTTACTCTCTAGAGAAGATTGTAACTCCAGAGACCGAGTACACTGCACAGGGAGCCGATGGATAGTGAAGAGCTATACGGAAACGCTTAACCCTACGAAATATGTGTAAGGTGTACCAAAGAGGAAGATGTATGCTAGTACCTTGTAAGATTGCTAGAGTCCTTCAATAGATACTGGAGGACTCTCTGGAGTACTACAAGATGAGAAGTCTAACTACAATATCCTAGGAGGATACTATGAGTGATACAATTAAATACGAGAAGATTACAAGTAGAAGTATAGCCGATATGACAGTACAAGCAGGTAAGACAAGTCGGAGCCAGAGAGCTACTAATAAGCATGAGGGATCGCTCTGGAGTAATATGTCCGGATACATGGAAGATAATATAGACTTCTCTCAGCTCTCTGGAATGGAGACTAAGAAAGAAGTTATGAAAGCAATAAAGGATAAGATGCATCCGGCCCTCCTTGAGTCCCTTGGAGAGACAAAGGTCACATGGAGCTCTGATGATCGTACACAAGCTATATGTAAGTACTTTGGAGATGTAGCTAAGATAGTACTTGCTGGACAAGTGGAAGCATGGCTCCCCGGAGATGATACCTGTGCACCTCGTAATGCTATCCTCGCAGAGTGTAAGGGAGAGAAAAGTTCGCTAGAGAAGTTCAAGATAGCTATAGCTAATGCAGAGCAAGCAGGAGTCGAAGGAAAGGATGCAATGGATGCTATCTCAGCTATGTACGACCTTGCTACGAACTTGACAGTTATGCTGGATGCTACTCAGCAGGATACAGTTCGAGGTATCTTTAGCTCTCTTGGCAAGTAGTCATTATTAATATGTCTTAGAGTATCCGCAAGGGTACTCTAGTGCTTACTAATAATACATAAGGAGGTATCATGGCAAGAGATAGAATAGATATCGGGAATGGGTACGAGTTGTCCATTCAGAATGGTAAGTATAACTACTGCACACAAGGTGAGACTGTAGAGCTTGCTATCTTCAAGGATGGTGAGTGGTTTGCAGAGTGTACTGAGATCTCTTCGCTAGAGAGGAAAGCGGATTGTGATCCTACAGATAACTACAGTATGACTCGTGTCTTTGGACACGTTACTATGGAAGAACTGATCGAAGTATGCATCCACTTCGGGGATACAGCTGTACTAAATAGGATAGATATAAAGGAGATTACAAATGGTATATGAGGATGATAATGGTAGCTTGCAGTGGATGGAAGAGGATTACCTCGAAGTACCATTCGCAGACTCCCCTCGCTTCGCTAGCGAGACTTTCGGAGATAATATAGATACATACTACACTAAGGATGGAGGTATTGCGGAATGATGTACATGGTACTATTATTGGTATTTCTTGGGGCTTTCTCTGGTGCTAGCAAGGTAGGATTAGATGACATACCTGCGGAGTTTCTTATAGCTCTCGGCACTACTGCATGGTTCTATACAGAATACTTCAGCGGAGGATGATATGAGGACAACCAGTATACTACGAATCACTAAGGATAAGCGGAAGGAAGCTAAGGAAAGAAGAGATGCACGTAGTATAGCAGCATTCGGCTACTCTTCCTCGCTAGAGAGGGATGAGGGCGTCCGGAAGTACTTCCATCCACATAAGAATAGAGGTGTACAGCTATGAGTAGAGAGGAGCTAGAGAGAGTAGCAGAATCTATGGTAGACCATATGACACTGAAGGACTTACAGAAGATAGCCTACGAAACTTCGCTAGCGAACTTACTCCAATGTGAGTCGAATGAGGTAGATAGCTTACAAGAACAGTACTTAGGAGAGCACAATGAACAGTAGAACACACAAATCACTTGCACCATTCCAGAAGCAGTCCGATGTAGTATTGATAGAAGCTAAGCTGAAGAATGAGGTGCATGCACAGTACTCAGCAGAGCTCTCCCTTAAGGGACTGAGACGCTCTTATGCCTTAAAGCCCTTAGGAGCTCCTGTACGTCTCCATATGGAGAAGATAGCTACTGGTATCAAGAGAGGATTACCGGCTCGTGAGCGAAGGATTAGACGGCTTAAGGAGGGCATTATAGATGAAGGGGCACTTACAATATAATCTAGAGGGTAGTACGAAGCTTATCCGGACACTTGCGGAAGATGAGGGGCTGACTCTGAAGGTAGACCAGAAGTGCAGTAAGCCCTATAAGAATGGTAGGGTGCTGACGATACCTATGCCCACACCTCATGGTCTCGCCTCTGCTGAGCAGGATGTACATAAGTTGATCGGGACTGCTTATGAGGAGAATCAAATCTTCTCTAGCGAAGGTAAGGAAGGTCAAGAGGAGATTCTGCTGGGCCTAATGCAAGATTACAGAGGTGCATATACTCGTAGAGGTCGCCTCTTAGGTAGAGATAAGATACTTGCTAATGGGTATGAGGAAGCCCTATCCTCCTTAGGTCTGACTGGTGATGATACGATTGATGGTCTTATTACGACACTGAATGAGGGGAGGAATGAGTGGTCAGAGTACAATCATCGAGAGGGAAGCATCCTCTCTAGCGAATTAGTACGGAAGGGCTTCATCGATAAGCTGAATATAGCTAAGGATGATAAGGATGTCCAAGAGCTACTTAAGATGATACAGGAGGAACAAGATGGAGAGGGAGAAGGAGATGGAGAGGGAGGCGAACAAGAGAACTCTGAGGAGACTCAAGAGGATGATGGATCTTCAGGAGATAAGGAAGACGGAGATGACGATAGAAATGCTCCAGACAAGGATGATGGTTCGCAATCTGATCAAGGAGATAATGTAGATGGCGAAGAGATGGAAGGATCTTCTGGAGAGGACGAAGAGGGAGAGGAGGGAGAGGGTGAGGACAGAGATCAAATGCCTCCGGATACTGAGCAAGAAAGGGATGACGCTGACAACTCAGGCGAAGATAAAGCAGATGATTCAGGAGAAAGTCAGGAGCCTGATGTAGACTACGATGAGATTAAGGACTCGCTAGAGAAGAATGGCCTCATGTCTCCGAAGGATAGTGGAGGTGGTCGTAAGGTACGGGATGCATTCGCAAGATTAGGAGAGCAGGACAACACACCTTACATACCCTCTACGAGAGCAGCTAAGGTCTACGATATGAGGATAGAGGCACGAACATACAGAAGTGGAGGCGATCTTAATCAAAGAAGTAGTCGTAGGTACCTTGAGAGTATGAACCTAAGTAAGAAGATTAAGAAGTATCTTATGACTCTATCTCAGACAGGATTCTCCTATGGACATAGTAAGGGTAAGTTACATGCCAAGAGTATTACTAAAATATATACTCAGAAGCACCCAAAGATCTTTAAGAAGAGAGATAGCTCCCGTATCGAGCAGGATACAGCTATCACATTGCTCCTTGATTGTTCCGGAAGTATGATGGGGTATATGTTCGACGTAGCTGTAGCTTCCTGCATAGCTATCAGTGAGGTGCTAACGAGTATACAGATACCTGTTGAGATCCTCGGATTCACAGATAACTTCAGTGATAGGAATGAGTACTTCATATTCAAGCACTTCTCTGATATCACAGTAGGTAGAGATGAGATGTACCGGAGATTCTCCCACAGACTCGTAGACTTACGAGGTAATGAGGATGGTACAGCTGTACTCTTTGCAATGGAGAGGTTACTGAAGAGGAAGGAGAGGAGTAAGAGTCTGATAGTCCTCTCTGATGGAGAGCCAACAGGTACTGGTATAGGGTATACCTCGCAGTTCCTGAAGGATATCACTAAGGATATAGAGGATAAGGGCTTAGTCAACCTGTGTGGAATAGGTATCCAGACTGATGCAGTAGAGGAGTACTATACAAATAATTATGTACTGAAGGGGGTTGAAGACTTAGAAGAGGCCTTGCTGAAAGTAATTAGACAACAAATTATACGATAAGGAGTACCAACATGGCCCCAACATCATTTAGAGAGTTAATGAGTCAAGACGATAGCGAGCAGGACAACCTAGATGCACTGATAAATAGTGTATCATCCTCATTCGAGGCAGTAAGTAGTGGGGTACCTGCTGAGCCAGCGGAACCAGAGGTAGTGAAGGAACCTATCGTACTTGAGGAGAACCAGATACTCCTCAGCTCTATCACAGATGGACGACTGCCGGAGTCTGGTACTGATTACGTAATCGATGTATGTGTACCGGAGACATTCGCTAGCGAAGATCTCTTTAATGTACCTAAGGTAGACGATGAGTACTACTGGGATGTAGAGGTACTGGAAGCTCTCGTACTTGCATACCAAGGAGAGGAACGGATACTGCTGAAGGGTATGCCAGGAACAGGTAAGACTACAGCTATCCAACAGTTCTCAGCACACATTAAGAAGCCCTTCATCCGTATCAATGGTAAGGATGGTATCGAACCTTCATCCTTCTGGGGTACACCTTGGGTGACTGATGGTGAGATGGGCTTCGAGCTGGGCCTTGTACCACGAGCACTGCTCGGTAAGTATGTCCTCTGTGTGGATGAGATCTTTAAGATACCTCCTGGGATTATGATGACCTTACAGTCTCTCTTCGAGAAGAATGGTAGCTTAGTGATTGATGATATGCCTGGAACACCAGCGGAGAAGACTTTCTCTAGCGAAGACTGCTTCATATGTTGCAGTGATAATACAGCTGGTGTCGGTGATAACATTGGACAGTTCTCCTCTACTCAGCTGCAAGATACAAGCTTCCTTGATCGTATCGGTCTCACTAAGAACGTAGAGTACCTAAGCCCTACTCAGGAGGTCAAGATGCTTACGAAGAGATTCCCAGAGGGTGGCTCAAGTATCAAACAGCTTGTCTCTCTAGCGAATCTAATCCGGAAGGCGTACTCTAAGGAAGAGATCGCCTTGACATTGAGTGTTCGAGGACTTACAAGTATCCTTGGCCTCATGGAGAGGGGGCTTAAGGTGGAGAAGGCTGTTGAGTTAGCATACATTAATAAGCTGGCAGACGATGCAGAGAGAGGAGCAGCTATCAATTTTCTGAGGAGTGTCTGATGCAAGTACAACTGTATAAGGGAGAGCATGTAGAACTTAGGTTATCTACATCCTACGATCACGAGTTAGATTCATGGGGCTTAGAGAAGAGAAGGACAGATAATGGTAAGGTGCAAGAGTATAATAAGGTATATAAGGGTAACTCTCGCTTCTCTGCTGAAGAGAGAACAGAGACAGCTCTACTGACAGCAGTGAATACATACCTTACGAAGAAGGGGTACTATCGTACAAGAGAGGAAGCAGTAGATGCAATGGAACAGATTGATAGCTGCATGCTACTGCACAAGTACACAGATGGATGCCTTAGCTTCCCTTGTATAGCTATGCCTAAGATAGATGGTATCAGGTGTAGGTATCAGGCTCACGTACCTCTTACAAGAGGGGGTAAGAAGATCACAGGACTCGATCACATACACCTAGCTAGTGACTGGGATGGTGAGTTGTATGTCCCAGGATTTTCGCTAGAGAAGATTCAATCTCTTGTGATGGGTAACAGAGACAAGAGCATGCTGAAGTACTTTGTCTTCGATGTATGTGAGAGAGAGGTACCATTCGCTGAAAGGATTCGTAAGGTACATAGGGAGATCCTCAATGTGACTGGCAAGGTCATACCTGTACCATATACAGTGTGCTACAATCAGGCTGATGCTGATAAGATATACAGAGAACACATAGCAAATGACTTCGAGGGTACAGTATACAGAGATCCGAAGGGTATGTATGAGTGTAAGAGGAGCCGAGGTGTTATAAAGAGGAAGCCATTAAGTGAGGATGAGTTCCAGATTACAGAGGTACTACATGATAAGGATAACCTCGTATACTTCGAGGTATATGATGAAGAGTTCAAGTTATACTTCAAGGTTGTACCTGAGTGGCCCGATGAGTTGAGACTGATACAAGTGGACTACTTAAACAGGTACCTAACAGTGCAGTACCAAGGTAGGACAGCTAAGCTGGTACCTAAGTTCGCAGTAGGTAAGGTTACACGGGAGACTAAGGAGGATGGTAGAGTCATCTTATGATAGCTACATTACTGGAGTGTACCTTAGCTATAGCTATAGCATGGTACTTAAGCTACCTCTTTGGTAGCAATGGAGATAATGAGGAATGAGAGAATATACACAGAAGTGTTATGATTGTGGGGCCACAAAGAACTTACACTTAATCAAGAGAAGTATAAATGTTGGTAGATACAGCCAGTACAATAAGATGGTACTCTCTAGCGAGGTTCTGCAGAGTACGATGGTATGCTTAGGAGGATGCAATGCTATTGCAGAGGATAAAGAATATATTAAAGGGATTTCTCCGGAAGAAAGTGGTGTATGATGTAGAGTGTGAGGTGTGTGGGTGCTATATGATAGCTACATTCTACTCAACTGTAGATAATGGCAAGCATGTATGTGCAAGATGCCGTATGCTGGAGGCTAAGGATGTTTAAAGCAGGAGATAGGGTGGTATGTAAGGATACAAAGGATATACTAGTCGTTTCACTCGTAACAAGCGGGGGTAACTTACGCTTCACAAGTATGTTTGGGGTCTATAAATCAGAGGGGTACGCACTTATGTATAGAGGTAAGGTAGGACGAGACCAGTACACAATTAAGCTGAGACATAATAGCCAACTTGATGTTACTGAAATTCCTGTAAGTAGTAAGCAACCATACGCAGTACTGCACCAACGTGGCCTCAATATCATGTGCATTATAGTCCACCCTACACTGTGGCGTAAGGCTATGTCACTCTCCCTACACTTCCCTGATGGGGCAGATAACTATCCTAATGGTAACTTGTTCTATGAGGTACAGGCCGAGGACTTACAGGGTATGATTGATTCGCTAGAGAAGATTCGTATCGCACCTTGGGGTGAGTTGAAGGAAGCAGAGATCACTGTTACACTGTACGGAGGATGAGGATGAAGGATAGCTGTAGTAATTGTAAGTACTGTAGTGGTGGAGAGTGGGCAGGTCTTTATATCTGCTCCTTCGATGGTGCTGAATCTGATCTAACTGATGATACAGGTAAGTGTCTGGATTGGGAGGAGGTAGCTAAGCAAGTCGTTGATAAGCTAAGGGAGTCGGATACATATGAGTAAGATAGTAGGTGATGAGGACTTGACATATTAATCTTAGTGCTTATAGTATACTTAAGATTAATTAACATGGAGATAACATGGAGACTAAGAAGTGTAGTAAGTGTAAGGATGTGCTACCTGCTGACGTAGATCATTTCTTTAAGAATCACAAGTCAGAGGTACATAAATACAGACCAGCATGTAAGCAGTGTACCTTAATGCAAAAGTATTTGAAAAAGAGGAGAACGGGTAAGGATTTTAGTATAGTAAAATGTCTAGTTTGTGGTGTGGATGTCCCGCAATTAGGTGCACCTATCACTAAGTTATGTTCGGAGAAGTGCAAAGGTATACATCTTTCAGCTTATAGATTACAAAGGAGGGAGAACGGATTAGCAACTCTCACTAGTAGAGTATCTACCATAAGATCTTATGGTATTACTGTAGATGATTACATTGAACTTCAAACTCAACAACGTGGTTGCTGTGCAATCTGCAAAGACTCTCTAAAGGTACCTCACATAGATCATGATCACGAGACAGGTGAGGTGAGGGGTTTACTGTGCCCTAATTGTAACACAGGTATAGGGTTACTAAAGGATAGTTCGGAGGTGAGTATGAGAGCAGCAACCTACTTGATGAAACATGGGAGATAGAAATAAGCCTTGTGAGAAATGCCGTTCACTAGGTCATGATAAAACTGGAGACCATCTATGGTTAATGCAAGATGGTGTAACGTGGTGCTGTGATAAACCTTACCACCCTAGGCTGTATGTAAGGGCCGATGGAAGTATAGAGGAGGGTGAGGATAGAGTGAAGAGCTTTGCAGAATTGATAGAAGAGATGGGTGAGTCAGAGGTGGTAGAGGAGCGAGAGACTGTCTTCGTACACACTCCTCTTACGGAGCCTTACAGGTCGATATCACCAGAGGTGTATGCTGAGTTCAATGTTACAGGAACGTACGATGGAGGAGCACTGGTAGGTCTACGTTCCCCTCTCACAGTGAAGGGTAAGACTATCGCTGATAAGGTACGGACTCTACCGAAGGACTTCTGGATATCAGGGAAGACTAAGGGGCACAAGGTTGAGTTATTCGGACAGTCTCTAGCGAAGAAGAGTAAGAGGCTTATCATTACAGAGGGTGAGATAGATGCTTTAAGTATAGCCGAGGCATTCACTACTGTCTCCTATGCAGTCCCCACGATTACATCTCTCCCTCTCGGTGCTAACATGAAGGTGATAGGTGAGCAAGATAAGTTCATCAGTTCCTATAAGGAGTTAGTAGTATGCGGAGACAATGATGATGCAGGTATAGCATGGAAGAAGGAGATGGCATCGCTGTATCCCTTAGCATTATTCATGGATCTTGGTGAGTATAAGGATGCTAATGAGGTGCTGATGGATGGACATCCAGAGGTACTGATTGATGCATACTATCGTGCTGAGATGTACAGGCCAGACTCTCTCGTTGATATCTCTAAGCTAAAGATGAGTTTAGCTGAGCCTATACCTATGGGTTACAGTACACCGTGGGCCTCACTTGATGAGCTTACGTATGGTATCTCGAAGGGAGCTATCATATCCGTAGCAGCTGCACCCTCAGCAGGTAAGACTATCTTTGTACGAGCTATACATAAGCACCTGATGGATACACATGGTATCAAGGTGGGTATCTATTCTCTAGAGGAGAGTCCGGAGACAGTGCTTAGAAATCTTGTAGCGTATGAGATGGGTGTACCTATCGGTGTACCTGGAACTGTGTATGATGCAGTGGAGGCTGAGAAGGTAGCTTCTTCGCTAGAGAAGAGCTGTATGATATACGATAGTAGCCACTACAACGGTAACTGGACAGCTATGGCTACCTCGATGCGTATGTACTGTAGCTTAGGTATGCAGGTAGCTATCGTAGATCCTGTATCCTCCCTTGTAGTAGGTAAGTCTGCGAGTGAGGGTAATGAGTTACTCGGTACCATCATGGGTGACATGATAAAGATAACGCAAGAGACAGGGCTATGTGTTATACTTGTGAATCACCTTAACAATGCTAAGGGTAAGCCACATGAGGAGGGAGGACGAGTACTTGCATCGGAAATGACAGGTAGTCGTAGCCAGTACAGATACTCTAGCTTAATCCTAGGATTAGAAAGGGATCTACTGAATGAGGATGAGGAGATTAGGGATACATTGAAGGTAAGGGTGCTGAAGAGCAGGCTTGATGGTAGTAAGAGTGGTCGAGTGTGCTCTCTTAAGTATAATCAAATGACGAAGAAGCTAGAGGAGATTAAGTATGGGTTCTCATAGGAGGTATTATGTTTGATACACTAAGTACAGAGGAGCTACACTCAGAGGCTGAGGATGTATGCTCACAGATGGACGCATTAGAATCAGAGGTTATAGAGTTACGTATGCAGTTGAAGGAGATTGTAAAGGAGATAGGTGATAGAGATACAGAGGAGGTATGATGAGTAAGAGTAAGGAGAAGACTATCATCTTCGATATGGAGAGCGATAATTTATTAAGGGAGAGTACGAAGATACACTGTATATCTACGTACTGCATGGAGGATGGCAAGGCATGTCTATGGGGGCCGAGTGAGTTAGAGGCAGGCCTTGCTTATCTAGCTACAGCTACTCACCTAGTAGGGCATAACATAGTAGGCTATGATCTACCTATGTTCCTTAAGCATTACAAGTGGAAGGTTGGAGATGGTGTACAGATAACAGATACGCTGGTACTTGATTGCCTCTTGAATCCAGAAGCACCTTCCCACTCTCTAGCGAACTTAGCTAAGAGGTACAGCTTAGAGCAACAGAAGGTAGAGCATGAGGACTGGAGTACATACACTGCTGAGATGGGATGGCGGTGCGAGTCCGATGTCATTATAAACGTAGAGATATACAAGAGACTCATAGCACAGGATGGATACAGTGAGGAGCTTAAGGCCCTCGAACTAGAGCAAGAGGTGCTGTGGATACATGCTCACCAAGCAGTGAGAGGGGTACGCATTGATATCGATAAGGGTGTCAAGCTGTATCATGTCCTTGATAAGAAGTGTAAGGAATTAGGGGAGGAGATAACGAGGGAGATTCCTCCGGAGATTAGGATACCTTCTCTATCCTTAATTAAAGCAGGGTTGTTGAGGGCAGAGATTGAGAGTAAGGTAGATGTAGGCTTAGATGATACGCACTTATTACTACTAGGTCAGAAGGCAGTGAAGAAGGATGGTCACTATACAGTTAATAACCTTAAGTACTTCGAGGGAGAACAACCAGCTCAAGGCCCTTACAATAAGGTTGATATACATAAGTTCAATCTCAATAGCCACCAAGAAGTAACTAAGTACTTACTTAGCTTAGGCTGGGTACCCACTGAGTGGAACGTGGTGAAGGATAAGATTACTGGTGAGTTCCGGAAGACAGGCCCGAAGCTTACGGAGGATAGCTACCACTCACTGCCCGATGGAGTGGGTAAGCTGATAGCTCAGTATAATATTACGAAGCATCGAAGGAGTATGCTTCTGAATGTACGGAAGAAGGATGGTCGTATCTGTGGTATCCTTGGAGAGGTATGGCATCGTAAGGATAAGCGGATCAGTGCTGATGGTATGACATGCGGTACACCAACGAGAAGGTACAGACACTACGGTGTAGTGAATATACCTAGACCTAAGACTCCGTATGGTAAGGAGATAAGGGAGCTCTTCACAGCAGGCAAGGGTAAGAGGATGCTTGGTATAGATCTCTCTGGTATCGAGGCTGTAGTACTGGCTCACTTCTGTCATAAGTATACGGAAGGAGATTCTCTAGCGAAGTCCATCATGACTGGTGACTTCCATGATGCTAACGCTGTACTGTGGGGTGTCGATAGGGATACAGCAAAGAGTATCTTGTATGCATCTATGTATGGTGCTGGCCCTGCTAAGCTAGCTGCTATCAAGGGGTGCTCAGAGTCAGAGGGTAAGAAGATTAAGACTGCCTTCTATAAGAAGTACCCAGCTGTTAAGGAACTGCTGAAGGATCTTGAGCTGGGTTACAAGAGTAATAGTAGTAAGTTCATACGTAATCCTCTTGATGGATCTAGGATCTATGTAAGGAGTAAGCATAAGCTACTTAACTGTTTGATCCAGACTACAGCAGCTGTCATCTTTAAGATATGGATGCTTAAGATGGATGAGGCTATGCCTGAGAGAGCATACCAGATCATCAGCATGCACGATGAGATACAGGTAGAGTACTCCGGTACTCTGTCTGGTGCTGAGATGTTAGGTAGTAAGTTCAGTGCCCTAGCTGAGTATACAGGAGAGGAGTTAGGCATCAAGGTACCTGTCACAGCCGAGGCTAAGATAGGGTATAACTGGAAGGAGACACACTAATGGAGACACTGAATCCAAAGATACTAGGAGCTATACAGCACAATGCAGTAAGGAAGATACTTAAGATGTATGCAGGGCAAGGGCTAGAACCTAATGAGTTAAGGAGTATAGCTGAGGAGTACACAATGGTTAAGATATACGACTTTGATGAGAGTAGGGGTGTCTCTGTATACTCCTTCATCAAGTGGTATCTACATAATCATCTACGGAACTATGTTAACCGTAAGCATCTGCCACATAGACATGGTACAGATACATTCAAGAGGATACCTACTTGTATAAGTAATATGTCCTTTGATCTACAACACTACACGGAGGATACAACTAAGCAGACAGAGGCTCGTTCCTCTCTAGCGAAGTTGAGAGGAACATTGAATAAGAAGAACCAGATCGTACTTGATAAGTTAGGGGAGGGTATAGATAAGCAGGACATAGCGGTGATGATGGGTGTACATAAATCTATGATCACTAAGAGAGTTAAGCAGATTAGAGCAGCACTAGTAGAACAAGAGAGTAAAGAGTATAAGTAAACTATAAGTTCCACTTCGGTACTTATATACTATCCGCTAATTAAATTCCTTAGGAGGAATAGAGCATGGCTAAAGTTACAATCGATAAGAAGTATGATGACTACGTAGACTTCCCACTCATGAATGCACCAGTTAAGTGGGCTAAGGTTCAGCCCCATCAAGGAGATTCGTATAAGGGAGCACCTGAGAAGTTCGGCATCTGTGTATACCTTCCAAAGAAGCTGGCAGCTGAGATGAAGAAGGCTGGCTTCCTTATCAAGGAGGACGATGATGGATTCTTCGTCAACCCTAAGCGAGCTAAGTTCGAGAAGGATGGTACTACCTTGAAGGCTCCTATCTTTATCGTTGGTCGTGATGGACGTACCTTGATTACTGATGAGATCGGTAATGGCTCCGTATGTAATATCAATATCTCTGCTAAGAACTGGGATACAGGCTTCATCTCTACATACATCAAGGGTATCCAAGTCCTTGATCTCGTTGAGTATAAGGGGGCTGGTGGCTTCACTGATGTAGATGAGGAAGGGAGCTTCGCATAAGGATGCAGACACACATCGAAGCAAACAGTATCTGCATAGTTGTGATAGTATCCTCTTGTAGCCAGGAAGTATAACTTAAACAAGAGGAGATTAAGATGCGGTTATGTAAGACATGCGGAGAGATGAAGGAGTTAGAAGAGTTCCCTAAGATTAAACCTAACAAAGGTGGAAGACATAATACTCTTTGTAAGGTATGCTATAATCTTAGAGCTAAGAAATATAGGGATGACCTAGATCAAGGTAAGCTTTCTGAGAGGAGGAAGAAAGCTTACCACTCGGTGCCTGATGATGTGAAGGCAGGTAGGGCCGCAACTAAGAAGCTCTACAGTCAGAAGCCAGATGTCATAGCTAAGAAGAAGGCACACGCTAAGACAGATAAGGGTAAGTATCAGACTAAGATATGGAACCTGATGACTACATATAAACTCTCTGAAGAGAAGTACAGGGAGATGATGGAGAGTCAGGGAGGGCGTTGTGATAGTTGTGGAGATTGGCTAGAGGAACCAGTAGTTGATCACGATCACAGCTCCGGTGAGGTTAGGGCATTACTTTGCGGTGATTGTAATAAGGCAGTTGGACACCTTCAGGAGGAAGTATATAAAGCTGAGGGTGTCTTATCATATATAAGGAGAAGATGTGTTTGATGACTTAACAAAGATGAGTGACCCTTCTACTACAGAGGCAATCACAGAGATACACAAAGCACTTAAGCCGACACCCTTTAACCCTAAGGATATACTACTTTTGGACGCCGACACATTAGCGTACACTGCTGCTGCTGTGACCGATGGGTCACAGTGGTGGCTCGTGGAGGGCACTAAGGAGATTGGGCCATACAAGTATAAGAAGGATGCAGTGCTAGCTGAGAAGAGCTTCAGTAGCACAGGGCTTAGGTATGAGCAGCGATGGGAGCCTGAGCCAGTGGAGAATGCTATCAAGATACTGAAGAGTAAGTTAGTTATCTTCAGTAAGAACAAATGTGAGTACTACCTGACACCTAAGGGGAACTTCAGAGATGATGTACTGAGTACATACAAGGCTAATCGTAAGGGTAAGCGGAGACCTGAGCACCTCACTGCATGTAAGGTATGGCTTGAGGAGAACGTAGGTGCCCGTACAGTAGTAGGGTACGAGGCTGATGACATGGTTATCATACGAGCTAAGGAGTTAGAGGAGGCTGCTGAGCCATGGGTAATCGTTGGAGTAGATAAGGATCTTAAGCAGATCCGAGGGAAGTTCAGCGATTATACAGGTAAGCATACGGTAGTTACAGATATAGGTGGGAGGTATAATCTGTGGGAGCAGATAGCTGCTGGTGATAGTACGGACAATATCAAGACACCAAGAGGGTTAGGTAAGGTAGGCTTTAAGAAGGCCTTCGCTAGCGTAGATTGGCTTAAGACTGATGACTTCACACTCGTCAAGATGATGCACAAGCTCTACTGTACTAAGGAGAAGCAGAGGGATGGAGAGACGGAGGCTGAGTACCATAAGCGTATCTTCTTATGGATACAGCAGACAGCTAGACTCGTATACCTAGTACGTAGCTATAAGGATAAGTGGATACTACCCAAGGATGATAAGGGGATACGCTGGTGAGGGGTAAGGGTAGCCCACCGAAGAAGAGGGCAAGACATGGTATCCAATTGAAGCTACCATACAAGGCACTGAGTACAAACAAGATCTATGGAGGACGTAAGCATCGTAGTGTATACTACAAGAGGTTCCGGAAGGATGTACTAGGCTACCTCTCTAGAGAATATGATGGTAGATCAGTAGCCTTATGTGGGAACCTGCAACTGTATATGAAGGTAGGTGTATCATCTCCCTTATCCGATCTAAGTAATTGTCTTAAGGCCATTGAAGATTGTGTAATGGAGTGGTTGAATAAGCAAGGTGTCAAGGTAGATGATAGACAGTTCGTAAGGATACTGCTAGAGAAGCGGTTAGTCAATAAGGGTTCTGAGTATATGAACTTAGAGCTAAAGAAATATAGAAAGAATATCGATAGGAGATATAAGCGATGAAAGTAAATGATGAGATTAAGCAGATGGCAGCAGAGTTCAAGTTAGCATATGAGATGAATATAGGGCCTGATGAAGCTATGTTACTTATGATCGAGAAGTACGGACGAGAGAAGGTAGCTGTCTCCCTTGAGTACATTGCTGAGCAGGAAGGTTTCTCAGAGGAAGCAGTAAGTGCCAGTAAGATTCTCTCTGAGGTCAGCGGTATGGTTGACACTATCTCTGAGCAGCTTGACTGGACTAAGTATAAGAAGAAGGATGGTAAGAGAGCCTTTGCTATACTTGCTACCCTTGCTGAGTTCGAGCCCTTCATCAAGAAGAATGATAAGTCCGGTAAGATCTATACTCTCATCGGTGCACTCTTAGGTGCATCTATAGAGGAGAATTAAGATGGCTAGAGAGCTACCTAAAGGGGTGTACCAACGTAAGTCAGGGAAGTACAAGACATACACATGGGAAGGCGAGAGCCTGGAGTATGTAGGTACATATGATACTGTGGAGGAGGCAGTCTTCGCTAGAGATAATCAGCTGAGGGGGCACCACTGGCTCGGAGATGTTGATGAGGGTAAGTATGGTTTCATCTATAGTGTAGTTGATCTAGATACAGAAGAAATCTATATAGGTCGTAAGGCTTATAAGTATTACAATCAGTTCACTAAGGCACGAGATATCGATAGCAACTGGGAGTTCTATACTAGTAGCTCTAAGGTAGTGCAAGCTAGGCTTGATGAGGGGCATAGCTTACGCTATACTATCCTTGCTAACGTAGAGGATAATGATCAGGCATCTGTACTGGAGCATGAGTTGATTCGAGCTATGATCTTACGCTCCCTCCCATCTGGTAAGCCTATGTGTATGAATGGTATGGTTCCTAAGATCTTTGTAAGAGGGTTGAAGGAAGCCTGTCGAGGTACTGCATACACTCTTCAAGAGGTACTGAGGGAGTTGCCATGAGAGTCAAGGTGAAGAAGCTAACGGATATCTCATTGATGCACAGAGCCATTGAGGCTACTGTACTAGAGGAGATAGATTCTAAGATGAGTCTTGAGAAGATCTATGAATGCCAGCACTCGCCAATACGTACCCAACTATTTTGGATAGAGATTACAGATGTGTATAGCTATGTATCTACTCATCTAGTAAGGCATAACATAGGGGTAACTCACTTCGTATCTAGTAGACGAGAGGATAGAGGAGGCTCCTTAGATGATGGAAGGTACTCCTTAGTTAAGCACAGTATGCTTGTGAATGCTGAGGCTCTTATCAATATCTCAAGGAAGCGTCTATGTTACAAGGCATCTACTGATACCTTCCAAGTTATGAATGAGATTAAGCTAAAGATCTCTGGAGTTGACTCCTCTCTAGCGAAGTTCATGGTTCCGGATTGCCTGTATAGACAAGGGTGCCACGAGCTGAAGTCTTGTGGATACTGGGAGAGATTAGATGGATGATGTTAATAAGCCTGAGCATTACCAAGATATAGTAGGTGGTATGGAAGCTATAGATGTCATTGAGCATGTACTAGGTAACTATCATGGTAAGCTTAGTGAGCAACAGATGTATGCACTAGGGAATGTACTTAAGTATATCTTACGTGCTCCCTTTAAAGGTAGTACGACGAAGGACTTACGAAAGTCTGAGTGGTACTTACGGAGGTTGAATAATGGATCAGGTAGTACGGCTTAAGACTAGCACCTTCGGTCGTCTTGAATTAGCTACTGATGCATTCGGGAATGCCCAACTTACACTGGCTAACATAAGCAATGAGGTAGAGCTTATGCTTACACCAGAGGAGTTGGGCATTGTCCTAACTAGCTTCGGTAATGCTATCTCACAGGCACGGAGAGCTGAGCAGAAGATGAAGGAGAAGAAGATGCTTACTAGAGAGAAGAAGCGTGGACATAAGGAGGGTAAGATATGAAGGTGTATAATAAGAATGGTGGTGTACTAGAGAGACAAGCACTAGCTGCTGGGTATGATATGGTGAGTACAAAGACTATAACTCTAAATCCCCATGAGTCTAGGTTAGTACCAACGGGTATTCATTTAGCTATCCCACCTAATCATGTAGGTATCTTGACACATCGTAGCTCTCTACCAAGTAAGCTGAATGTAGAGGTAATCACTGGTGTGATAGATGAGGACTACAGAGGGGAGATTAAGGCTAATGTAAAGAACTACTCTCACTACTCAGTAGCTCTGCTAGAGAAAGATGTACGCTACTTCCAGCTCCTCATCACACCTATCTCACACCCTCAACTTATCGCCACAGAGACTGTGAGTGGGTTAGGGGAGACGCATAGGGGCTCAGGCAGCTTCGGTAGTACAGATGAGTGAGGGATATGGGGAGCTAGCTAGTAACTTAGGACACACTGGCTACACCTTGACGATTACACCCTTCGGTGTACTAGAGTGGTCAGTACGTAGTTCTATACTAGATAAGGAAGTGACTGTGAAGCAGATGGCAGATGAGATGTTCGAGGATATGGCAGAGGATAAGCTAAGGTACTACCATTGGACAGAGAGTTATCTGCTAGGGGGTACTATCGTATGATGTGGTGTTGCCCATGTGGTGGGTTAATAATACCAAGTATAGGTTGTAATTATTGTGGAGGTTATAAGGATATGATATGTTATAAAGATAGAGGATGGTGTAGTAAGAGCTATACATGCAGTAATGAGGGGTGTCCACGGATGCTCGGTGAGGTAGATCAGAAGAATGCAGAGCATGTAGGATTACCTATTGCATTCACAGACTTCTCTAGCGAATGTGGTAAGTATGAGCAGAAGTAAGGAAGTGTATCTCAAGGGAGATACTATATGCTGCTACAGAGAGTACTGGAGTGGAGTCATACCTCTTAGTAAGATTAGTTGGTATGATCTGATGCTACAGTGGCTACCTTACATGTACCTTAGGGATGTACCTAGAACAATATGGAGGAAGTTAAGAGTATGAGTAAGTGGGTCAGCGTAGATAAGAAGATGCCTAGGAAGGGCAGGTTAGTTTTAGTATATGAGGAGGATGGTAGGATCATCCCTGCATTACTGAGTTATCCAGAGTGGGGTGGTGAGCTACAATTCTATGCACAGCTAACCTCATGTGGAACTAGAGATACCTACCCTACTACAGCTGTAACACACTGGCGACCAATGCCAAGGAGACCAAGGGTATGAGAGAATACGGATGTAAGAAGATAGGATGCGAGGTACGTGAGCCAGTTGGTGGGATACGAGGTACCTGCCACTGCATCTCTACAATCATTGAGGATCTGCAGGGTGAGATCAAGGGACGTACAGTGACACCAGACTTTCTACTGAGAGTAGCTCTTCGTAGAGGGTTGAAGATAGGGAGAGATGATGAGTAGACAATTAGCTACAGTACGAGAGATTAAGGAGCTACTACCTATACCTAAGGCTGATAGGATAGAGCTAGCACTAGTAGATGGATGGCAATGTGTAGTTAAGAAGGGTGAGTTTAAGCAGGGAGATCTATGCATCTTCTTCGAGATAGACTCAGTGTTGCCTGAGAAGGACTGGTCAGAGTTCATGCGTCCTAGGAAGTTCCGAGTGAAGACAGCTAGGTTCATGGGGCAGTTAGCTCAGGGCCTAGCCTTACCCTTATCTATCCTTAATACTGATCGTAAGATAAACTTAGGAGAGGATGTCTCTAAGTGGCTAGGAGTAACTAAGTACTTAAGTCCAGCTGAGCTACAAGAGAAGTACGGAGGTAAGAATAAGAAGAAGAAGATTAAGCATGCTTGGATGTTACGCTTCAGCTTGACTCGTAAGCTACATCAAGTGTTATGGCCTAGGAAGAATGGTGGGTGGCCTGAGTGGGAGATCTGGGTATGAAGACTTGTTGTTCATGCAATGAACTGAAAGAAGAAAGTGAGTTCCCTTACGTCAAAGCTATTAAAGGGCTGCACTCTTGGTGCAAGGTTTGTAGAAGAAAGAATGGGGCAGCATACTATAAAGCTAACAACGAGGCTATAATTAAAAAGAGAAGAATTAGATCTGATAAGATAGGGAAGGATATTATCAGATATAGAAGGTATGTGAGGGAGCGGTTGAAGATGTATGGTCTAACTGAACAAAACTTACGAGATATGATGGATGTACAGAGGGGTTGCTGTGATATATGCGGGCTCTCACTTGACAGTGGTAAGAAGAATATTCTCCATGTAGATCACTGTCATAGAACTGGGGAGGTTAGGTCACTCTTATGTGACATCTGTAATGTCGGACTAGGCCATTTTAAAGATAACTCAAGTGTACTAAGGAGGGCAGCAGACTATGTGGATAAACATTCAAAGTAAAGTGAGGCAGCTATTAGGTTTACCGTATAAGCGGGGCACTATAACAATCCCTCACAGTGACGAGAGGAGAGTACAGAATATACAGGATGTACGTAAGGAGACAGAGGAACGTGGCTTGTACCATACAGAGAAGCTTGATGGTCAGTCTCTTACCTTATTCTACAAGCGTGATGAGAAGGTAGGCCTCTTTAAGCGAGGACTCTTCGGCATCTGTAGTAGAAATATATGGTATAAGAGTACGGGATGTACAAGCAACTGGACTGATATGGCTCGGCAGCTACAAGCAGAGTCTCGCTTACGCTCATACTGTGAGAAGGAAGGTAGAAGTATAGCTATCCAAGGGGAGATCATTGGCTTAGGTATCCAAGGTAATGGATATAAGCTCGTAGGTAGAGATACATATTTCTACAATGCATACGATATAGATGAGCAGAGATACCTGTGCATGGTAGAGAAGCTTAGACTCTTCGATGAGCTAGGTTATAAGATGGTACCACACATCGGGCCTATCAAGAGTATGGATACAGAGGGATACCTTGAAGAGGCTGAGGCTGAAGAGAGTATGCTTGGCCCCTTCGCTAGAGAAGGTATTGTTATACGAGATCTTAGAGATGATTCATATAGCTTCAAGGCTATATCTAATACATGGTTATTACAGGAGAAGTAATGGAGAACGATGAGAAGTCATTTGCGGTAGCAGTTGTAGCATTAGTATTATTTATCATAACCAGCTTAGCAGCATGGGGTACTCATGTAGTCCACTGCTTCAGAGCAGGAGAGTGGGGGTTCCTTATTGCTGGTGCGATAGCTGTTCCGGTAGCATGGATTCACGGTGTTGGCTTATGGCTTGGAGTGTGGTAAGATGATTAAGAGGTATGAGATGAATGAGTTCAATAATCTTGTAGAGGCGGAGGATGGGTATATCGTGTATACTGATGATGTAAGGGATAAGCTAGAAACTATCTTCACTCCTGGGTGTCTATGGAGTAATATAGAGATAGACGTTAAGAAATTGATAGAGGAGTTACGATGAAGTTTATATACAAGAGTATCTATGATGAGATAGTTGATGAGTGTATGAGAGCTGAGCTAGCTAGTAGAACTATCACTAGTATACAGGTGAATAGAGGAGAGTACTTTCAGCTAATGAAGGAAGGTATTGTACCTAAAGAGTTCTGTAGTATCGCTGGTATTGCAGAGGGGCCGAAGGGTCTGATCAATGGGATACCTATAGAGGTGAAGTCTTGAGTAAGATAAAGATAGAGTATGATGGTGCGTACCCTAACTTGTGTTCCGGAGAGCTGATAATTACAATCGATGGCATACGTTGGGTCTTCCCGAAGTTCTGCCTTTCTTCTGGTGGATCTTGTGGATTCACTAATAACTATGAGGACTCTTATATTGAGCAAGGGCTTTGGAGTATTGAGGAGTGGCCTCAGGGATTCCCTGAGGATTTAAAGGATGAAGTACTTGATGAGGTTAATGATGAGGTTCCACATGGATGTTGCGGAGGTTGCCTATGAGTGCTAAGATAACAGATACAGCAATGAAAGTACTGCGAGAGCGGTACTTCTTAGAAGGTGAGAGTGAGTGGGAGCACTTGGTTGATAGAGTGTCTAATCACTTCGCTAAGGATACAGAGGAGAGGGTACTAATGTATAGGGTTATGCTTGACCTAGACTTCTTACCTAATAGCCCAGCTCTGATGAATGCAGGTACAGCTATTGATAGCCATAGTGCATGCTTTGTACTGCCAGTGGAGGATTCAATTGAGTCAATCTATAAGTTCTATAGTGACGCTGCTATTATTTCTAAGTCTGGCGGTGGTGTCGGATGCAACTACTCGTCCATTAGAAACAATGGTAGTGTTGTCAACAGTACTGATGGGGTCGCTTCTGGCCCTCTCAGCTTTATGAAGGTACAAGATGTATCTACTGACATAATTAAGCAGGGAGGGAGGAGACGTGGTGCTAACATGGGTATCCTATCTTGTGAGCATCCGGATGTATGGAAGTTCATAGCTGCTAAGGATACTGAGGGTTCGCTAGAGAACTTTAATCTTAGCGTAGGTATTACAGATGAGTTTATGGAGTGCGTTACAGGTCAATTGAACTCAGAAGAACCTGGAGGAGATGATTGTAGCTACTACGATAACTTGGCATTATGGGATGAGCTAGTGCAGAGAGCGTGGTCGTCAGCAGAGCCTGGAGTCCTCTTCATGGATACTATAGAGGCTGGGAACTTGGTACCTGAGCTTGGTAGGTTGGATGCGACAAATCCATGTTCTGAGCAACCTCTACTCCCTTACGAGTCGTGTACTCTCGGCAGTATCAATCTTAGTAATCATGTTAAAGAGTATCAAATGTCAGAACAAGGAGGTCAATTATCATCTCAAGTTGATTGGAGTAAACTCAAGGAGACTACAAGGATAGCAGTACTCTTCCTCAATAGGATCTTAGACAAGAGCGTGATGCCCATACCAGAGTGCCAGGTAGCTATGGAGTTGACTCGTAAGATAGGTCTTGGATTCATGGGATTAGCAGATGTCTTTATCTATCTTAATATAGCTTATGATAGCGAGGAGGCTCGTGAGTTAGCAGCTGAGATACAAAGGTTTATAACTAAGGAAGCAGATCTATTCTCTAGAGAGTTAGGAGATAAGGAGGGCTACTATGCTGGCTACTATGTTGGTGCACCTAGGAGACGTAATGCACATATTACTACACAGGCACCTACAGGCACATTGAGTACACTGGCCAACTGTGCGTCTGGGGTGGAGCCATACTTCGCACCTAAGTATACACGTAAGAATATGGATCAAGTCTTTACTATGTATGCAGCTCCTGTTAAAAGGATAGCCAAGGAAGAAGGTATTAGTGAGGAGGGTGTACTGCTACAGTGGCCTCACCTATTCAAGAGTGCAGAGGAGATTCACTGGAAGGATCATATAGACATGGTGGCTGCTATACAGAACGCTGGAGTAGATAGTAGTATATCTAAGACTATTAATATGTCGGAGGATTGTACAAGAGAAGATATCAAAGAGGCATATGAGAGAGCATACAAGAGTGGGTGCAAAGGAATCACTGTCTACCGCTCAGGCAGCAGAGATGCTTGTGTCTTATCTACATCTACTAACGATGACAGCAATACAGATGTTGCTCCTAGGACTACTACGAACAAAGCAGTCCTTGGAGATACACTCTCAGCTAAGAGATACATCGTCAGAGTAGATGATGAGAAGGTGTACATTATTATAGCGTATGATACAGAGAGTAGGCCAATGGAAGTGTTTACTAAGTTTCCATATGAGCAGAATAATACTTGGAATACACTGTGTCGTCAACTCTCCTTGTCCCTCAGGTATGGGGTACCCTTGGAGGAAGTGATTAAGCAGCTTGAGAAGAGTGTAGTGGTTATCAATGATGTCCCCTCTCATCTAGCACGAATCTTGAAGATGTACTCAGCAGAATTATGTGGTGCATGTCATACTACTAAGTGTCCTGAGTGTGGAGAGGGACAGCTTATCTTTACAGAGGGTTGCAATAAGTGCTTGGACTGTGGGTGGTCAAAGTGTAGCTAAAGGAGGATATAAGATGATAGTAATAATCTTCGATAAGGATACAGAGGTAGAGCAGATGGCAGGTGCATGCGATGACAAGGTGTACTTCATCTCTCAGGACGAGGTATCCCTGGAGCAGTACAAACTTATACAGCTTACACCCAATAGTAAGTTGATAATGGGTAGTGGTCTTTTTGATCTTAGGGGGAAGTGATGAGTTACACGATAACGATAGGTGAACCATACGCAGCTATGGTTCCACAGATAGAGGTATACGGGAAGAAGCTTAAGGTAGATAGAGCAGAGAAGATACAGCTGGAAGACTCTATCTTCCCCTTCGTCAGAGCTAGGTACTTCCTAGGAGAGGTACCGATAGAGATAGCTATCATGGAGAATTTATTCTCTAGAGAAGAATGGGTCTCTATGGTACTAGATCATATCGAGAAGAGGCAGGAGTTTATAACATGGGAGGATGTATGAGGTACTTAGTAATACTGATGCTTCTTACGTTATCTAGCTGTAACCATAGAGATGCTATGTTTATAACAGGGGCAGTACTTGGTGCTATGCCAGTGTATCAACCTATGCATCATATGCCTCAACCATACCCACCTATGAGGCCGTGGGGTCATCCATGAGGAAGAGGAGGGAGAAGCTAAGGGCTATCCAGTTTAACTGTAGACACTGCAGGAAGTACTGGATGCCTGTAGTATCTCAGATGTCATGGGAGAGCTTACCTGTAGTGATACAGCTACTCTGCCCTTACTGTAAGATGGAGAAGAAGGATGAATGAAGATGATCTGTATTCGCTAGAGAGTATTCGATATAAGGCACAGGTACTAGGGCACGAGAGCTTAGTAGATGCACTGACACTAGCTATAGAATCCCTGAAGGTTGTGATGGGAGAAGATGAGAGACTGACGGAGGCAATAGGAACATGGTAAAGATAGAGAGAGTATGTAGGACTTGCTTAGCATTCGAGCTGCAGGATAGTACCTGTAGGTCTAAGCCACCACCATTCCCAGTAGTACGAGAGGATGGTGATTGGTGCATGTGGCACATCACAGAGCAGTTTGAGCTAGATAAGTATGGTGAAGGTGTATACGGAGGATCAGAGTATGGAGATTTACTGGATACACCCAGAGATTAAGGCGATGGATAAGCTGGATAGAGCTAAGGTATCTATCCAATTCTACGTAGGGAACATGCGGAGTCTTAATAGCTATACGGATGAGGAGCTAGAGGAGATAATCATGCACTTCTCTAGAGAGATAAGAGGACTAAGAGTAGACTATGACCAAACTAGTTAAGGAGAGAGTATGATTAATATAGGTAAGTATAGAATAGAGAACCTTGATAGATACAACTGGGGCATCACTGAGAAGAGAGTAAGGGAGAAGGGTAAGATGAAGGGTGAAAACTATTATAAGAGTGTAGGCTTCTTCAAGTCTCTTGAGGATGCTTGTAAGAAGATGCTTGAGATCCTAGTGAAGGATAACAGCAGTAGCGTACAGAGTGTTAAGGATATACTTGAGAGCATAGAGGTAGCTCAGGATAGTATAACTAAGGAGATAGCAGGAGAGTACCTCAGGGGCTGCTCACAGCCCGTTCGTACACCTTTGATGGTACCAGTATCATATGATAAACAAGTGTCTCTATACGAGGCTGAGGAGGTAGGTGATGAACTGCATGGATAGACAGTTCTTCTCTCGGATGGAGAAGGAAGCTATAAGATATAGAGGTACAGTCAGGTGGATCTCTTGTGTAATGACTAAGGATGGGAAGAAGCCAGTGCATGGTACCTACGTCAGTAAGAGTAAGCTTAAGATGAAGGGATCAAAGAAGGTTAAGAAGGCCTTCCGGAAGTGGAAGACTAAGATGAAACATACTTCTAGAGAGAAGTATGAGGATATCGTAATGGTTAAATAAGTGACCATTAGGGCCATAAAGGATACTTAAAGGTTAATAAAGTATCCTTTATGGCCCGTAGTTTTATAACTTAAGTGTGAATAAAGTTCAAGATTACCATGGATCTGTGTGAATTAATTGAGGGTGATGACTCCAGCCTCAGACTTCTCATGGCGTGGGACTCTGTACTCAAAGAGAGTATCTCCTGCCTTATTGTTATATTTAATAGTTCCATCTAGCTGTTGTAGTACAGAGCTGATGGAAGAAGGGAAAGCTATATTATAAGCCTTAGCTCTTCTCTTAGCTAGTCCCTTCATACTCTTCCCCTCCACCTGAGCAGTATCCAGTATGTTCTTCATGGCCTTCTCATAGTCACCACCCTTGAGACCTTCCGCCATACCCTTCCAACCTAGTAACTGATCACCAGTATTATACATAGTATCAAGCAGGGCTACCTGCACACCATCAGGTGCCTCAGCATAACCCTCCAGACCCTGTAGCTTAGCACCTATATCGATTAGGTACAACTTAGCTATCTCCCTATCATCTATATTAGGATTCCCTACTGCATCCCTAGCCATCTGAGTTACACCTATCTTCCCAGTCTCCGCAGCACCAGTAGTATCCCCTTCCTTACCTTCACTCTCTTCTAAGCTATCATACACCGTATTAACTATTTCATTGAATCTCATGAGTACAAACTAACCTCCGTATTAATCCTCTCAGCTACTTCCTTAGTAAAGTCTCCAGCTTCCTCATACTCAGCTAGTAAGTTACGATAGTCCTGCCCACATACTGACCACAAGTATTCCATACCCCACTCCTTAAGCTTATCTTCTACTATAAAATACATTATCTTATTCATACTGCACTCCTTATTATTCGCTAGAGAATATACCCTTATACTCACCAGACTTGTCCCATGCCCTCTCCCTCTCAGCTTGACCTTCTTCGGTGAACCAGAAGTAAGGTATCTTACCCATCGGAAGATTCTTCATCATCTTAAAGTCAAAGTCATCATCACCAAAGAGAGTTAAGCCACTCTTGAAGATTGTATCCATAGACTCGATAGCACTGGCACCAGACAAGGACATTGCACCTTGAGCTACATTACCTTTAATCATACTATCTATAGTAAATCTATCTAAGAGAACCATGTTGAAGGCAGTCTTCTCTAGTTGTTCCATCATATCCTTACAAGGCTTACCAGAGATGATGCCAGCTATACACTCAGCACTATACTCCGCAGCTGTCAGTACAACTATCAACTTAGCTACATAAGGTACAGTAGCCATTACACCACCTTCCTTCTTAAGCTCTGCTATATGTGTACTTATCATACCTAATCTCCTCAGTGCATACTGTAAGAGCATACCAAAGACTCTAGCATTACCAGCAGTAAGCATCTTCTCAGACATCTGAGAGAGGAAGAGAGGTTGTAGTTGAGCTACCTTATAAGTCATAAAGTCCTGTACATCAGTATCGCTAAGGTCTCCCTTCTGCAACTTATCATACAGTCCATCTACATCCTTGATACTCTTAAGATCCTTATGCTTCTTAGTGAACTCTTCTCTACTTAATCCTTGCATCTCCTTAAGACTAGACATATAACTTATCTGCTTACCAAAGGAATCCATCATCTTGAACCCAGAGATACTAAAGCCCCTATCGAGTAGCTGAGAGGTACGATCCTGTCTCTCTCCATGCTCCATGATGTACTGCTGGATACCCATCTCATACAGATCGAAGCTATCATCTCTACTCATGATACCCTTCAGTGCACTTAGTGTATTCTTAAGCCCTCTCTCAGAGATAGCTATACCTATATCAGCTACCTGCTTAATAGCAGTAGTGGGATTCAGTAGAGTCATAGCTAAGGTAGTATGCTTAAGCATCCTCATGTTCTCTGACATACCTCTCTCATTGAACCTAGCATACAGCATATCCCTTACCTCTCTCTGCTCTGGCCCTACGATCCCATTCTCTCTTAAGAAGTTACCTATACCAGCCTTACTGATCTCCTCTGGTTCTACCAGCTTCTCATGCAGATCCTTAAGGTCTTCCTTCATCCTTAGTACTTCCCTAGGATCACTCTCAGTCTCAAGACTCTTCTCTAGTCTAGCTATCTTACTCTCTAGCGAGAGACGACGAGACTTACCTACTAACTTATGTTGTTCTACAGCATTGATAGCATCCTCACTACTAGCTCGTAATGCATCAAAGGGAGAGTGGTAGAACTGAGACATCTCCTCCTCAAACTTACGTATGTTCCTAGCCTTAGAAGATCCGGGCTTACCTAGCAGTGCAGGATATCCTCCCTTGCCGAGAGTATCTGACATAATGGCAGCTATATTCTCCTCAGTAGGCTCTATACCCTTCTCTTGTAGCTTCTTCTTAATCTCTGGCAGTACTCCTATCTTATCATAGTAATCATGTAATCCCTCTATATCCTTAACGAGTCTAGGGAAGTACTCCTTGTCCATCTTATCAGCACTGAGTAACTCTACATCATACATATCCTGCCTCAGTACTGCTAAGCTATCCCATACCTCCGACATATCTACACCAGCAGCCTTAGCCATATCCTTAGCCTGTCTAATACTATTCTGAGATGCCTTCTGTAAGAGATAAGAGAATCGCTTGAACTCTAAGGTACTGAACTTCTCCTTAACTTGATCCTCGAACTCATTAGCATCATAGAATGTCTTAGCTACTCTACGAGCTACAGTAGAGTCCATCTTACTTAAGCGTAAGCTAAGATCAGGAGCTATCTGATTAAGTCTATCACTGATAGGTGTTACATACCTCTTAGCTACATCCTTAAAGGTACCCATCATACTATCTTTAATATCTGTAGCTGTCTCTACTGCAGATCTACTTACTGGATCAGAGGTATCTATATCAAGATCATCAAACTGTGGCTTAATACTCTCTACATCTACCTTATCACCCTTGTACAATAAGGTTACATCCATCTGCTCTGGCCCGAAGATAGCTCTATGTCTCCCTTCATGCCCTACTGTCTTACCTTTCTTATCTATCACTAAGTATGGGTAAGGACTCTTCTCAGCTTCAACCTCATCGTATATAAAGGATGCTTCCTCTCCTTCCATATACTCAGAACCATCACCTCTCTCTACAAAGCCTTCCTCTCTTATCTCATCTATCTTCTTCTGACCAGAGGTTGCAAGAGAGAGGAACTTATCCTTACTCATCTGGACAGTCTCTACATTCTCTATAGCTAGATTCTTAATATTATCCTTAGCATCTTGTACAGCTAAGTCCTCTCTGCTAGTCTCCTGGCGTGCTATATCCAGTGTCTTAGCCAGTACATCATTAAGCAGAGTATCAGCGTCTGGTGCAAGTCCTAGAGCGTTCCTCACCATATCTATAAAGCTATCATATAGGTTCCTGAGGAAGCCAGTACCTTCCACGCTCTTAAGATGAGCTTGCATACTCTCCTTATTAAAGGTATTCGCAAGGAACTCCCTCTCATTAAGATGTCCGTAAGCTAACTCAAAGTGCTCAGAACCTACCTCGTCACCAAGACCTCTCATGGCCCTAGCGAAGTCTGTATTATCTGGGAACTGTTGACGTAGCTCCTGCATCCTAGCTACAGTATTACGTACAGCTGGAGGTAGACTCTCTAGGGAAGCCTCCATTAACTGTTGTACCTCTCTAGCTAACTCTGCACTCTCTCTAAGCTTATTAGATGTAAGACTATGTACTATCTCATGCAGTACAGAGCCATAGTTCTCTCCTCGAAGAGTACCTAGACCTAATATAACCTCTGAGCCAGTCCATCTGCTAACCTGTGTACCATCGCTCTCACCAAAGGGTATACCTACTAAGTTCTCTTGAGCTATGGCTCTCCTAAGCATCTTAGCAAGCTTCTTCTCTAGCGTAGTCCCTTCTCGTATGATTAACTGGAGACCTTGCCAAGCATTCTGTACCTGCTTAAGCTCCTCTCCTCTCTCCGTAAGTGGACTCTCTTGAGCAAGTTCCTCATCTAGCTGAGCCTGTACATCCTCTAGGGATATAGACTGATCTAGATCGAAGTCCTGTACATCCCTCTCACCTACACTGGCACCTATGGATCCTGCTGCTTCCTCAATAGTATTAAAGGTTCCTACGGTATTCCCATCTGCATCCTTAAGAGCCTGCTTAGCTACCATAATAGGCTTACCCTTATACTTCCTGCCACTATCAGTAAGCTCACTCTCAATCCTGTAGACTTGATCAAGCCCCTCACTGATATGGTAGTCAGCACCCGCTGGGCTTACGAACCTCTTACGCTTACCCTTCTCCTGAGTATGTTCCTTCTCTACTGTAGCTGTAGATCTAGTAGGTGCACCTTCAGTTGTAGCCTGCTCTTCCTCTGTAGTAGCAAGTTCCTGTGTATCTGTTACTGCACCTTCCTCTTGTACTTGCTGCTCCTCCGTAAGCTCTCCTTGGTCTTGCTCCTTACCCTCATCTGTACGAGCACCATACTCGGTATCTGAGATATAGCTATCCTCAACTGGAGCCCCATCTTCCTTCTCTAGAGAGGACAACGGAGCACCAGAGCCTCCGAAGCCTGCCTCACTAGCAGCCTTCATCTCACTCTGTGATGTAGCTACCTTCCTACTCAACTGCTTAGCATCAGCAATTATAGACTTATCAGTATAATCACTTACATTAACATTCTTACCTCTATTAAGAAGTACTTGATTCTTTATAGCTATATACTTATATACATCTCCTTTAGGGTTAAAGGCACTAGAGAGATAATCTACTACACTCTCCTCCAGCTCTGTAAGCTTACCGATTAACTTAGCTCTATCAGCCTTAGATACCTTCTTAGTACCCTTAGTCCTTACTACCTCTGGTCTCTGTCCAGTCCTCAGTATCTCATCAGCAGCAGAGCGACCACGCACTACTATCTCCTCTCCAGTCTCCTTGAGAGTTACTATGAAACGGCTACCCTTCTGCTTCCCTGTCTCCTTATTATACTCTACCTCGATAGAGCCTATCTCTGTACTCTCAAGAGTCTCTACCTGTTCTCCCTTCTCATTCTCATAGATCTCTGGTAGTACCTTTGTATCCTCTTCCATCTCCTCCGGAACTACATCTATCTCATCAGCAGCTGTATAAGATACAGCCTCCTGCTCCTCTGCTACCTTAGCTAATTGCTCAAGCTCCTCTGCAGGTACAGCCTTCTGTACTACCTTATCTACTTTCTTCGTAAGCTTATCTATCTCATTATGCTTCTCATCTATCTCATCAATAGTAGTAGCTTGCTCTAACTCAGCCTTCTTAGACTCTATCTCACCTGCGGCTTGTATCAGTGCAGTCTTATGGACAGGGCTTACTCTCTCTATAGCAGCACTGAAGTTCTCCACTGGCACCTCTGGTGCATCCGCTTGCATCTCTCTAGTCTCTCTAGGCTGAGACCAGTAAGATATAGTTCTCTCATGAGCATCCTTAGGTACTAAGGGTCTAGTTCTACCAGCAGGTACATAAGGTACTGCTGAGCTAATATCACTGGGTACAGCTTGTCCTCTGCTGATCCTCTGGGCCTCTGTGGGCCCCTCTCCAGGTACTTCTGGATCGTATGTACGTGTTAGTGCTTCCTGATCATCTCTAGCTGTAGGTTCTACGGTAGCATACTTTGTACCTAGTTGTCCTCTTGCCTGCTCCGCTCGTAAGCTATCTTCCTTCTCCTGTACTCTTCTCTTACCTTGCAACTCATCAAAGAGGATGAGGGACTCCTGCTTAATCTGCTCCTCGCTAGCGAGTTCCATCTCTTTCTCCAGTACCTCATTAGTACTCCGATCGTCTAGCAGCTCCTCTGGCTTATTAGCTCGTACCTCTTGAGCCTCCTCTCTAGCTGTCCACTCAGCATTCAATCGTGCAGTGCTAGCGTCCTCGTAGAGGGCTGTAAATGTAGCGGAGGTATCAATAGGTACACCCTGCTCTATAGACTCCTTAGCGACTGTGAGGAAGTCCTCAGCAGACTCCTTATCTACAGACTCTATCTTAGAGTATATGTTCTCAGCAGCTATAGTACGTACTTCTGCATTATCACTATTGAGTACTCTTAGCTCCTGCGTAGTTCTCTTCTTATTCTCACTGTTAACATAAGCTCTACCCAGTACAGCAGGCCCACCAGAGGATACAGCACCGAGTAACCATGTACGTGCATAGTTCTCATCATGCTTCTCAAGACCTACCTTCTCCCTCTCGTACCCTTGACCGAGAGATGTGATTACCTCAGTGGTACCACCGAGTACAGCTGAACCAGCTACAGCCTTATAGCCAGCCTTAGCCTCTGCCTTAGCTATACCCTTCACTATATCATCAGCAGAGATGGTGCCTGCCTTAAGAGCAGCTTGTAACGCCTTACGTCCACCCTTCATCGCTGGGCCAAGTAAACCTGCTGAGAGTACTGTGACTATCTGATCACCTAGCTCTGGTATGACTTCCCAGAGGGCTCCGTTCTTAGCGTATGTATGTAACTGCTCACCAGAGAGCCCCTCTGCTGCACCAGTCTCCATCAACTCAGAGTAAGTACCGCCACCGAACTGTGTGATTAACTGAGCAAGTCCTGCTGCACCTGCTACGAAGGGATTACCTCCGGAGATAGCTCCACCTACAGCAGCTGCTGTACCAGTGCCTACGAAGGACTCTGTAATAGTACCTACAACATCTCTAGCGAAGGTCTTAATAGCCCCCTCTTGTCCTGTAGCTTCCTCATAATCCTGCTTAGCATACTCAGTACCTTGGATCCACTCACCAGCATTACGTAGGCCCTCTCCATACTCTCCACCAGAGAAAGTCTCTATACCTCTACCTGTACTCTCGAGAGCACTCCCAGTACTTCTCCATACCTCACTAGCGAAGTCAGAGAAGAAGCCCCTACTATCATCAGTCCAACTCAAACCCTTAGCAGCTTCCTCTTCCTTCTTCTCTGTATCAAGGTATCCAAAGTAATCAGGGGAGTCAGAAGACTCAACCTCTGACTCCCCTGTATCTAAGTAACTATAGTAATCTACTGCCATATTATTGTACCTCCCACTTCTGGAGTACACCAGCCTCTTCCTCAGGTGTACTAAGCGTACCACTTCCACTCTTACGTTCTGTCATAGGTAGCTCTCTTCTAGTTAAGGTAGCTCCTGATACAGCCTCTGTTCTCTTAGCTTGATCGAAGACCTCTTTAGCTTTCTTAGCACCAATACGAGTTGCTAACTGTTCCTCTGCCACCTTCTCATCACCAGCTTGAACTGCCTTGATAGCTACGTCAACCTCACTCTGTCCTGCTGGTCTCACAGGCCCTGAGCCAGCTACCTCAAAACCCTTAGTAAGCATCATGCTATCAGCAAAGTGCCCGAGTACTTGATCCTCTGTAGGCACAGCATCTTTCCCGTATATCTCAGGGTACTTTCGGGCGTACTCCTTAGCCTTCTTCTCTACCCAATCAGGATCCTCCTTAATAAACTTTTGAGCTAGTGTACCTGCTTTCATCTTTAAGTCTGCTCTTTGTTCCTCTGTTAAGGACTCCTTATTCTTATTATAGATATCTTGCTTAGCCTGCTCGAACTCTGCTGTGCCTTTCTCTAGCCCCTTAGCTTCTAAGTTCTTCTCGATCATCTTATCAGCAGCCTCAAAGTTAGCATCAGCCTTCTTAACAGTCCACTCTTGGATATTCTCCATCTTATAATCTTCGAGATCCTTACCTGCTTGCAAGTTAACATCAGCTCTCGTCTGTATATTACTGGCTGTTGCCTCTCTATTCAGCTTAGCTTGTCCTTCTCTAGAGATTCTATCAGACTCCCTTTGTACTCCACTAGCATCTGTAGTGTACTTAGTCCTATCCATCTGGTTCTTAGCACGTAGCTCTTCCATAGCTGTCGCTCTCTCAGCGAGTAGCTGTGATTCCTGGGACTTCTGCTGTTGATCATATTGTCTCTGCAGGGCCTCATTATACCCTGTACCTGCTCCCGACATAACCGAGAGGATTCCACCTAATGCACTCATCGTAGTACCCCCTGTGCCTGAGCATTCTCCTTAGCACCTTCAACTACTTGTCCTTGTCTCTCACTCTGCTTCATCTTATCAACCTTACTTCTCTCCTGCATAACACCTTCCTTCCGGTACGCCTCCATAGCAGCATCTACTCCAGGTTCCATAGGCATCCCATTAGCCTCAGCTTCCTTTCGTACATCCTCTGCACCACCTATGTTCTTCATCAGTGGCTCAACCTTCTCCTGCAGCTCGATAGGATCTATAGTACCATCCTTCAGTCCCTGCTCTACATATGGCTGGATAGTGTTCTTCAGCAATACCTCAGCTACCTTCTCATCTTCCATATTAACCTCGAAGAATCCACCTGTATTCCCAATCTCTACTAGATCTATTACGAGGAACTGTGCACCAATGAAGAGGGCATCTAATGATAGCTTAGGATTATTCCTCTTATACAGTGCCTCTCCTTGCATATTAATAGCACTAGCTGTCTGAGGTATAGTCTCCATAGGATCACCAGCTTGGAGCATCTCGTATATCTGAGCCTTCGTATCCTTACTATGCATCAGCTTAGATAGGATGGAGGTATACTGGTCTGCTTCCTTCTTAACCTCTGGTGGTAGCTCTGGCTGCTCCGCCTCTAGTGGTCTATTAACCTCTTCCTCGCCTCTCATCGTCTTCACTGCTTCTACTTGCTGCCCTTCCATATTATGCTCCCATCAGATTTGAGAGACCTTGCAATCTTCTCTGGTGTCTGCTCTTGTATTGATCGAACTCTGCTCGTCTATCATCTGTAGCTGCAGTAATTAAACCCTGTGCCTCATTGATACCTTCCATCTCTGTAGCGTATCCAGATTCTATAGAAGACACAGATGTATTGTAGGCCTCTGTGCTACTCTCTAGTGCCTTAATAAGGTACCCACGCCTCCATGTATCATTAGCGTACTGCAGTCCTTCGTACAGCTCCTTATTCATATTGATACCAGCCTCAGGGATATGACCGGAGATATGGTACCCAGTAGCCTTAAGAGGATCTGTAGTCACCTTACCATCCTTATCCTTATAGAAGCCTTGGAATGTATTGTCCATACCATGGAAGGACTTAACTGCTAGAGTATGCAGCAATTCTCTATTCATATTTATAGTTGTCTCTAGTGCACCAGTCTCCCCTGAGTACACGTTGACAGGTATGACGTTCTGGGCTGCCCTCTTGTATGCATTGATAGCATTGTACTCTGGAGCCGTTAGAGAGACACTACCACCTGCTGCTGCCCTAGCCTCCCTCTCCTTATCAGCTGCTGCTATAGCGTTATCCGCTGCTGTAGGTGCAGTGCTTCCTGTGGTCACACTGGTGGCCCCTCCGCCAAAGACCTTCTCATTCCACTGAGCTACATCAGTACCGATTCTCTCTAGCGAAGTCATACTGGATGTTAAACCTGCTGGCTTCTTAAAGAGGTCTCTGAACTCTGTTGCTGCTATAGAGTTACCACCACCGAGTGCAGAGACAGCCTCATCCCTCTTAGTATCTAACTCACCTTGAGCAGCATCTACAGTACCTTGAGAAGAGCTGATAGCACTATCGAACTCTGCATTACTCTTAAGTATCCCTGCGTACTGCTGATCATCTGTGACGAAGCCTAAGTCCTTCCTATAATTCGTAGATGTATTCTTATCTCCACCAAGTACACCACCTCTGTCTCCTCTGGATGTACCTTGAGTTATCGTATCTCTACCGCCTCTATCAGTCCTACCGGAACCAGTAGCTACTCTCTCTGGGGTTACTGTAGCCATTACACAGTCCTCTCTACATCACCAAGGTCACTACCACTTGTACTCTGAGATCTTGTAGCTCCCTTCAACTGTAGCACTCCCTCTCCTAATTGAGAGACTTGCTCTCCTCTTGTACCTACATCAGTAGCTACCTTAGCATCATACTCCTTAATCCTCTGATCTGTCTCTGTCTGCCTAAGAGCTGTCTTCTCATTAAGGAAGAACTCTGGCCCCTTGGCTGCACGAGCTATGGCTAGACGATTAGCTAAGTCTTTATCCTGCTTGACTACGGCTGCAGCTCTGTTCTTCTCTGCCTCATCAGCAGCCTCATCAGCAGCCTCAGATGCCTGTACATAATCAAAGCCACCCTTAAGACCTCCAACTACTAGTTGAGTGCCTAAAGACTCTCCTCCGGATATCAGGGAACCTCCGGCACCTCCTGATGTAGATCCTGTTGATACTCCTAGGGATCCTAATGTGTCTGCTGTAACCCCCTTAGCCCCAGCACTAGTTGCTCCTGTTGCCCAGCCACCTGAGACACCTGTAACTCCCTCACCTGTCACCCCTACACCAGATGTAGAGTATGTAGCTGAACCGAAGCCACCGAGGGCACCAACTACTCCTACTGCTGCTACAGCACCTACAGCTCCGTAAAGCATACCCTCTCCGATGTCCCCTCCAGAGACCGCAGAGATTAAGCCACCTACTACAGCACCTACGGCAGCTACTACAGCTACACCTACTACGTATGCTGCTGTGCCTGAGGCACCTAGTGCTACTCCTACATATGCGAACCCTGCTCCAACTGCCATTATATAACCTCCATCATTCTTTCTCTATCGTCTTGTGTGTGAGCATATAGTATCTCACCATTTACATTAGCTACTCTATGTGCCTTGATCATACGCATGAACAAGCGTAACTGTAGCTGATCCTCTCGTACCCAGTTGATTAGTGTACGTGCTCCTAAGTCTAGCATATACGCTCCTGTCTTAATGGAGAACTTCGCTAGAGAGGATCCAGTGCCAGTACCATAGATGTGTATCTGGTACCTATCATTATCCTCTGGTACATACAGCACTGCACTATTCAATCTCTCTGAGAAGAACCAGTGGAAGGTAGGCTCCCTAAGAGTATGACCAACGTACTCATAGCAATCTCTACCCTCATACGCACTCATAATATCTGCTATCTCACCCAGATCTAGTATAGTAGCTTCCTTCATTATATACCGAAGCCTAGAGCTATCGCATCTATCTGGTTAGTCATATTAAGATTCAGAGAGTTAGCTGTAAAGGTCAGCTTGTTGACTGTCTGCGTGTGCAGGTTATCGTATAGTGCATTCACTGCTGCCGGATTAGTAGCCATCAGCTCCTGTATAGTTCCATCCAGCATCATCTTCTCCCATGTCATACTGTCGTTTACAAGGATAGTATTAAAGGAACTCTGTGCAGCTAACTTAGTCTTACTATCATGATCCATAGTCAGTAAGTCCTTATCTATCTTAGCCTTAATCTGTGCCTGATTAGTATTGTACTGATCCTGTACTGCACTGAAGAGTACTTGCTGCTCTGTATCCATTCCCTTCACAGCTACCTGGAAGGCATTGTCCAGCTGCTTATTCTGGTGAGCTATACCAGCCTCTTGTATCGTCAGTGCACTATTAAGCTCTGTCTTGTGTACATCACTAGCTGCCTCATCAGCAGACTGCTGTGTCAGCAAGCCACTATCTGAATAGGCCTTAGCATCTTGGCTTGCAATCTTAAAGCCCTCTTGTATAGCAGCTTGCTCAGCAGCACCAGCTGCTACGCTAGTATTCAGCATGCCTCTACCTTGTGCCCCTTCTCTCGCCTTGATACGTGCTTGCTCAAGGTACTTACTATCTGTATCCAGTAGGCTTGTAAGCTGTCCTCTGACAGTCTCACTATCTCTTATATACTTACTCTGACCACTCTCATCGTATCTATCGAACTCTGGTGTATCTACACCACTTACATCTACGCCTGCATAGTCTGGGGCATCCTGTGCCTCTCCAGCCTTAGTAGCAGCCTCATCGTACGTAGTCCTCTTACCCTCTACACCAAGGTTACGTTCCTGCCACTCAGCGAGGGAGAGGCCTGCTGCATCTGCAGCTGCTTGTGCACTAGCTGTCTCTGCTTGAGATGTGGAGAGTGCACCTTCTGAGGTAATCTTAGCCTGCTCAGCATCAGTGAGCATACCCTCTCTCTCTGTATTCCAAGCGTCAGTATTAGCTTGACTAGTACTCTGTGAGTACGCTAGCTGTGTCTCTAGGGACCCTATTCTATCTTGTAACTCCGCTGTAGGGTCTACAGGTTGAGTCGGATCATTTGCTGGAGCAGACCCCCCATTATTAACTGCTCCCGCTACAGGAGGCACTGTGAGTGCTACGTTCATAAGCTGTACTCCCTTACAAGTTTCTTATATATCATCTGTCTTCCTCTTTATTATAAGCAGAGGAGCCGAAGATCCTTACCGCTCTATATATTATCTTCCTTCTCACTATATTAACGTGATTATCCTCCATCGCCCTTAGGAAGAGCCCATCACACTGCTTTCTAGTCAATAGACCGTTACGGTAGGCTGTATCATGGATTACAGCTGGACAGAACAAGGGCCCTCCCTTAGGTATTAACCCTCTGAGGAAGAGAGGGATACTAGCTCCATCAGTGAGTTGCCCCACATGAACCTGTATCCCTCTGTAGAGTATACCCTCTGTCACTATCCACTGGCCTGCCTTATCCGTAGCCTTAACACAGACCTCTAGAGTATTATACTTACCTATCACAACAAACAGCCTCCAGAGCACCTACTTTATTCGCTAGAGAAGCTACATCAAAATCGTGTTCCATACTCTTCTTTAGGAACGCTGAGTTTGTAGCTACTACCTCATCATGTATCTCCTTGATACCCTCAGTAAGAGCTATGTTAAAATAGACTACAGCTGAGAGGACTAAGGTAAAGCCTCCTACCATTAGATTCCTTATCCACTTCACATCATTAGCTAAGATACCATGTTCATCGCAGGTATCCCCACAATTCCTAGGTTCCCTCTCCCCCTCTCTCCTCTCTTCTCCACTCCAGTCTACCATGGCACCACCTTTAGTGTTCCCTTATTATCAGCTGTACTCTCTTCATTACCTTTCTCTAGTAGTAGTTCCATGTCTTCTATGAGTACCTCGCTATCATATATGATGAAGTTCCTGCTGTGATCCTGGCATGAGCAGCCGGAGAGGAATAAGAATATTATTA